GCAGCATTCTGAGTTATGTTGACTGTAAGCTCCCAACCGTCATCATCGTTTTCTGCTTGCCTTAATTTAATGGTACCTGACCTTGTTGATTCTACGGTATTCTCTGTTAAAGTTAAGGTTAACTCATAGTTTCCATTATCACTTGATAACGTTGTAATTGCTACATTTGTAACCCAACTTGGTTTTGAGGTTACAGTTAAAGCTAATGGGTATCTTGTACTTATTTCAGAACCGTTTATTACCTTAGTCTTAAAAGAATAAGCTACATCAACTGTAAAATTATTACCTCCCAAAGCTGATAATCCGGTTCTGGAACTACTTCCAGAACCAGTAGGGGAAGTAAATGCCAAGTAATACTTATAAGATACTGAAGCACCACCCTGAGTAATATCTACATAATCAGAAGCCCCAGCATAGTTAGCAAAGACTCTAACGGTTCTAGAACTGGTACTACTGTTTGAAGAAGCAGTAAGGGTAGTCCCAGATAATGTAAAACCCGAAATACCATTGGTACTTAAGGATGGGTCAGCAGTATCATAGCCATCACTTACTGTGTAACCAGAAGTATAATTTGAATATCGATATCTACTTGCACTTGGATATAAAGTTACACTTCCTCCAGTATCAGAAATAGTGTATGAACTAGCAGTTAGAATTACAGACCATGAATCATAAGAATAGCTCAACCATTCATTTGCCTCTTGATATACTGGTACACTTACAGATTTGGTTTTACCATTTAGTGATAAGGTACCAGTAATGGTTCCTACTTGGGTTCTAGATTCTATGGTATCTTCCAGATTACCTGCACTAACTGCAGTACCATAACTAATACTAGCACCACTTGTAATCGTACCTCCTCCCGTTGTAGAACCATTCCATCCCCAGGTCTGGGAATAAGTTGGCAAAGTAGTAAATGAACTTCTTGTACCTCCACTTGCAGGTATATCTGTTACAGCTCCACCACTTGCAGTAATTTCACTATAAGTCTTATAACCTGCAGATTGAGAACAAGATAGGGTTACTTTCTTATTGGTTTCTGCTTGGGTTAAAGTTACGGTACCACTACGAGTACTGGTAGAAGTATTATTACCCATAGTTACTGAAGTACCAGTACCGGATATACTTCCTCCATTAGCTCTAGTATAAGTTAAAGAAATTTGGTTACCATAGTTATGACCATTCCTTAATTCTTGCTTGTATGAGGTTACCGTGAAAGTTTTAGTACCTCCAGTTGCCCCAAAAGACATAGAAGGGGGGTTTACACTAAATCCATAACTCCAAGATTGAGATGCAGCAGCTTGAGTAAAGGTAGCAGAAACGGTTTTACCAGATTCATCTTGAGTATAAGTTCTAGTATGAGCTCTTGAAGATAGAGCTAAATTTTCGGTAGCAATAAACCCCATAGTATCAGTAGACCCCTTTAACCAATCTGGTAAAGTTGTTCCGGTATGACCCACTGTTACCGAAGAGCCTTGAGCTACCCCATCCCAATACTTTTGTTTAGTTGAAGTTAAACCTATTCTAGCAGGGGTTGATTCTCCACCTATGGCAGGAAAAGTAAAGGAAGTATTTATAGCTGTAAATGTATACTTATAAGTTACCTTATGAATATCTTCGAGTTTGACACATTCGTTGTTTCCATAGGAACTGGCATTGGATAACTCCAACCCCACATAATTTTCCCCTGTTCCTGTAGGGGAGAGTGCTAACAATTCAGCCTTGGTAGGACAGTCATTACCATCCTTACCAAGGCCTACTTTACTTTTGACAGCACTCCAGGTTGCTATCTCTCCCATAAGATTTATTTGTTTTTAAGTTCCTGAATCTCTGCCTTCAAAGCCTTGATTTCATCGTAGAGAAGTTTAACACCTTCGATTGCCAAGGTTGACATCTTGTGATATTTAACTTGTTTTACGAGTACATACTCTTCCCCATTGATTTCCAAAGTTTCGAATTCCTCTGGATTAGGTACTGTAGATTTCTCTACTGGAACTTCCTCTACATATTTACCAAATCCCAATCCCTCAAGATTCTGAGCAATAGTTCCCTCGTCCTCTTTACCAAGCATTTCGAATGACTTAGTTGGTATCTGGCAAATCTGTTCCAGAGTATGATTCAAATCCTTAATGTTAGATTTGAGTCGAACATCGGAAGACTCTTTCCAGAAACCAGAAGGAGCAGTAGTCTTAGCAAATACTACCTGGTCGGTAGTTGCCAATCCCAACTGGGTTCTAGTTACTGAATGAGGATTATCCTTTCTACCAGCATGGTTATTGATAGATGTCTGAGCAGCAGTACCGGCAGCCTTAGCATCGGCAATAGCAGAAGCCTGAGCAGTAGATACTGGTTTGTCAGCATCAGAAGTATTATTGGCATTACCCAAACCTACCTGAGTCTTAGTTACTGCATGGGGATTACTCTTATTGGCAATATGTTGATTTACCTTGGTTTCCAATGCAGTTAAATTGGTATCAGTATTACCTACTACTTCATCGATATAAGTCTTCAATTCTGTTCTAAGAGAATTGATGGCATTGGTTCTGTTGGTAATTTCATTTGCCAGCCCAGTTACGGTATTATCCAGGTTCTTCTTATCTGCAGCAGTCATTACACCTGCAAGGGTTTGAGTTGCTGCAGGAATATCGAAGGTATGTTGAGTTTCGTTTACCTGGAAACTACCATCCTCTTTCCTTTCTGTCCACCAGTAACCCAATGTTAATTTAGTAGCAGAAGTAATCAGATTAATTAAATTACCTGAGTTCTCCAAATCTCTACCAAGGATATGGTCAGGGAAACTGTTAATCTTAGCCGTAATTGCATTATCGGCATTGGTACGATTGGTAGTTTCAGTAGCTATCTGATTAGGTAGGGTAGTGTCAAGTTTAACCTTGTCGGCTGCAGTCATTACACCAGCCTGAGAAGCTGTAGCAGCAGTAATCTGAGAATAATGATCTTGAACATTATCATTACCAAACCAACATTTGAAATTCAGTCGTACTGTACTTGCTTGGTAAGTGTTATTATTAAAATGAGATGCACCATTAGCTTTCAGAGAAGCTACCTGGTCTTCCAATTTTTTACCTCTACCACCATCGAAAGCAGTACCTGTAATTTGCCCAAGAATAAGTACCTGGGCATCTGCCCTTGCAAAGATAGTACCTGTCCAACGGAATTGGTAAGGAGGTTCACCATTGGTAATATTGATATAAATCTTACCTGCCTCTCCAGTGATAGCATTCTGATGAGCAGCATCCGAATACAATTTGATATTCGTAAGTTCTCCAGTAGCCGATTTATCATAGGTAGCATATACATCAATGATGTCATCTACATATGACGGCAATTGGTTAGCAGGTACCGTACCGTTTGCATCGAGAGAAGCAAAGCCATTAGCTTGTCCTTTCGTAGCAACAAAGGCATCATGCTTAGCTTCTAGAGCATCAATGTTTGCCTGCAACTTATTATCAAGTGCAGTATCAGCTGCTGTTCTATCGGAGATCTCTTTGTCGATTCTTGCACCCAATGCAGTGTCGGCATCCGTACGAGCTTTTGCTTCATCAGCTACTGCTTTAGTGAACTTGGTATCAAGAGCAGTATCTGCATCTTTACGGTCTTGGATTTCTTTGTTCAGGGCAGCTGTAGATTCATTACCTAAAGCCTCGATTGCATCCTTGCGGTCTTGAACCTCTTGAGCAATAGCATCTGGTAAGGTCTCATCAAGATTTACCTTATCAGCAGCGGTCATTACACCGGCCTTTTCCTTAGTTGCCTTAGGTATGGAAATATTATCTGTCCCCTTCGTTTCATAAATACCCGTCTCTTCATTCTTTACTGAAGGTTGAGAAACAAGGTCTACATGTTCCGCATAGGGTACTGAATTGCGATGATAACTTACAAACTTTGGAGGAAGAGAATCGAACAACTTCTTATCGGCAGCTGATTGTACACCAGCCTTTTCGGGAGTTGATGAAGGCAAAGTAATTGGGTTCTGAACTGTAGTACCATCTTCAACATTAGTCTTAGTAGCAGCAATTCCCACTGTGGTTTCGTTAGGAGTAACGGCACCCAAAGCAAAGTTAGCGGTATTGATTCTGTCCAATTCTACCTTATCTTTCGCAGTCATAGTACCAGCCTTATCTGCCGATACTACCGGTAAATCGAAAGTTTCAGTAGTGTCATCATTCAAGCCATTATCCTTAGTTACTGTAACTGTAACCTTATCAGCATCAGAAGCTGCTGAGATTTCGGTAATAGCATTGGGGTCTAAGCCATCAAGTTTAACCTTGTCTGCAGCAGACATAACTCCGGCAAGAGTTTGAGTAACTGGCAAAAGGTTCTTAGTTGCCTCTACCTCATCACCATACTGATTATTCTCTTGGTCTTTAGTAGAAGTTTTTACCTTGAATGTAAGTTGAGTAGCGTTACGAGTTACAGCACTTACATCTGTAACCATGGTACCAGGCAAAGCATCAGAAGTACCTTCCTCAGCTACTAATCTTTCCTCATGGTCATTGGTAATTGCAGTGAATTTATTATCCAATGCAGTATCGGCATCGGTTCTGTCTTGAATTTCTTTATCGATACGAGCATTGATTTTCTTATCTTCTGCAATACGAGCAGCTTCCTCTGCATCGATATTATCCTGGAGAACTTTATCAGCAGCAATTCTTTCTTCCCTTTCTGTATTGAGGTCAGAAGTATTCTGGTCGATTTTTGCCTCCAATCGGATATCCTCGGATTTACGAGCAGCAATTTCACTTTCCAACAAATCCTTGATGGCAGTGTAATTACCATTAACGTTATCTTGAATACCCTGGATTAATTCCAAGTTACGTTGGATATTTGCCGAGTTCTGGTTTACCAAAGCATTGGTAGCATTCAGAGAAGTTAACAACTCTGTACGAGTTTCACTAACAAAAGTTCTCAAATCATTTACCGTTGTGGTAAGGGTAGTACTCAAGTTAGTGAAAGACTGTTGCAGGTTATCATCCCCTTGTTCACGCAAGTTCTTTTCGGCAGTAAGCTTATTCTCCAATTCGGTAAGCTTAGCAGTCATGGTTGCAGCGAAGTTAGGGTCATCTCCTAATGCCTTAGCAATCTCTGCTAGAGTATCAAGTACTTCAGGGGCAGAACCAATAATCTTTTGGATAGCTGCATCTACTTGTTCTGCATTCTGGAAATCAGAATCATTGAGTAATTCTGATACCTTCGTAATGTAGTTAGCATGTTCTTCGATGCCATCAAGTTTAGCATACAGAAGGTCGGTAAAATCATTTGCAGAAAGACCCTTGCCATCTACTTTGTCTACCTTCTTATTATCCATTGCCTGGTCTGCAGCAGTACGGTCTGCCTTTTCCTGAGCAATAGCATTATTAATAAGGGTATCTTGATTAGCACGTTCGGTAGCTTCCTTATCGATATTGGTTTGCAACAGAGTATCACCTGCCAAACGTTCGTTCTTCTCAGTAAGGATATCCTGGTTGATAGCAGCCATGTCATCCTTGTGATTCTGAAGGTTGGTATCAATCTTTGCCTCAAGAGAAGTTTCCTTGGCAATTGCCCGGTCTTTCTCTGTATTGATTGCAGTGGTATTATTCTTAACCTGCTCTTTGAGGTCATTCATAGCAGTCGTATTGCCTGCCTCTAGAGTATCAATACGAGCTCCCAATGCAGTATCAGCCGCAGCTCTGTCCGTTTTCTCTTGGTCAATCTTGGTATTCAATTTACCTACCTCTGATTCCAAAGCTTGCTTGGTGTTATCCAACTTAGCCGTGAATTCTGTAGACAAGGCTTTATCTGCAGCAGTACGGTCTGCTACTTCTTTGTCAAGATTTACCTGAAGAACTTGGTCTGCTGTGGTTCTCTCAACACGTTCGGTGTTAAGGTCGATATTTACATTATCAATACGAGAACTCAAGCCACTGTCTGCATTGGTACGGTCAACGATTTCCTCGTTAATCATATCCTTAACTTCCTTGTAGTTATCACCTACAGTCTTAGTTAAGTTAGTGATAGCTTCTGAGTTTCTTTCTATATCGTGCTGATTAGTAGCGATGGCAGTAGTATTCGCATTAACCTGTTCCGTAAGTTCATTACGAAGAGTGTTAATAGAATCCTGAATGCTCAAAGCCAATTCTGAAACACGTTTGTTTACGTTATTCAAACTTACAGTGTAAGCCTCATCAGCAGTCTTTCTGTCGGCAATTTCCTTATCCAAGCTTGCCTGGATTGCTGCATCTGCATCTTTACGGTCTTGGATTTCCTTATTCAGGTTATCCTTAACTACATTAAGAGCAGTATCACCTGCAGTAGATTTATTGTCGATATATTCTTTCAGCTTAGTTTCAAGAGCAGTATCTGCAGCAATACGGTCTGCTTTTTCAGTAGCTACCTCTGCACTGTTTGCAGCATCACCAGCAATACGGTCTTCCTTCTCTTGGTTAATCTCCTCAGTTAAGGCAGCTAACTTCTTGGTGATAGTTGCAGCAAAATTTGGGTCATTACCAAGGGCATCAGCAATTTCCTTCAATGTATCAAGTACCTCGGGAGCAGAGCCTACAATTTTCTGAATAGCAGCATTAACTTGCTCTTCATTTTGGAAGTCCATATCATTAACCAACTCAGAGAGCTTGGTAATGTAATTGGCTTTCTCTTCAATACCGTCAAGCTTAGCCTTAAGAATATCCGTGAAGTCATTCTTAGTCAATGAATAACCTTCACGTTTATCTACCTTCTTATTATCAAGTGCCGTATCTGCATCTTTACGAGCTTGAGTTTCAGTAGCAATAGCTTCCAACAGTTGAGCCTTATCTGCTTGACCTTGGAGTTTTACATCCTCAATTTTATGGTCTAAAACCAAATCCTGAGCAGCACGAGCAGTAGCTTCGGAATCAATATTATTCTGAAGTGCCTGGTCTGCAGAGGTACGAGCTTGAGCCTCTTGGTCAATTTTACCTTGCAAAGCATTATCTGCATTAGTACGGTCAGCTACCTCTTTAGAAATTTCGTTATGAAGAACTTGGTCCTCCGAATGACGGTCTACTCTTTCCTGATCTATCTTACTCTGAAGAGCCTGGGTATCAGATTGGCGATTAGTAATTTCCTCGTTAATCTTAGAATCCAAGACAGTATCAGCATTGGTACGGTTGGCAGTCTCTTCAGCAATTTTAGCTTCGAGTGCGGCCTTATCATTGATATGAAGGGTCTTAAGTTCATTTACACTTTCCTTAATCTCAGCATCAGCAGCGATACGTTCTTCTCTTTCCTGTTGAATGAGTCCCTTGAGTTCATTCTCAAGTTTATTATTATTATTATCTATTTTATTGTTAAGGTCTTTGATGTCCTCGGTATTCTTGTCTACCTTTCTTTCAACTCGATCAATTTCTGCCTTTAAATCTGACTTTACAGTATCAATCTTCTTGTTAATCTGATCTAGCCCATATTCAAGATTATCCTGAACTGCTGCTACTGCTGCACCCAAAGCGGCTTCTGCCTCTTTAGCTCGATTAACCTCTTCTGTTAAAGCAGTACGTAATTCGGTTAGCTTATTGGTAATAGTTGTAGCAAAATTTGGATCATTACCCAAAGCTTCTGCTAACTCTTTAAGAGTATCAAGAGCATCATCTGCACCATCAACCAAATCACTAATCATCTGTTTAACTTCTTCCTCAGTTTGATACTTTAAGTCATTTTCAAGCTGAGATACCTTAGTGATGTAGTTTGCATGTTCTTCAATGCCATCAAGTTTAGCTTTTAACTCATCAGTGAAGTCATTCTTAGATAAGTCATATCCTTCCTTCTTATCTACCTTATTTTTGATAGAAAGTACGAAAGCCCAGAACTCATTTATAGTTCCCCCAAAGCCAGCACGAACAAAGTCATCATAGTAACCCTGTAACAACCGCTGGTCAATCTCTTCGCAGGTGTAATATTTACTTACATACATATTTATAAAATTTAAGGATTAATTACTGAACGTTGACGACCCAGTAAGAATTCCGAATCTATATCCCTGAATGGTTCTCCCTCTGAACCACAGAAGGCATTCATTGGTATATCCGGATTTCCTGGATCTACATCTCCACCGTCTTCTATATCCCCCCGTATGCAAGCATAATCGGGAAGCTTATTTACACGGAATTTCATTACCTGGCCTATACCAGGATGAGGTATTATTTTATCCCAGATATCCCCGAAGTAATCTTGAAAGCAGGTGACAAATTTGTTTCCGGTCATTGATTGAAATGCCGTTACATTATTGCCATTACCTTTCATTTCAATATGAACTCCAGATGTACCATTAAGGATAACCAGATTACTATCAAACCAGATTCCACTGGAAGTAGTAATTGGGGTCCACCTCAGTACTAACATCTTTGCCATATACTTTATTTTTATTCTACAAATTCAACTTTGGTATCTCGGTCTCTCTTTAGGATAATCATGAAAACTAAAGCCTCATCCTTTGCCTGAGCAGTCTGAGTATCTCCAGAAGGCTTATACGTTATACCATTAATTACAAACCTATCTTGTTCCCAATTAAAATCCCAATAACCCTCCGGTGTAAGATAACCGATTTGTTCTATATAAGATTTAGAAATTAGTATTGATAAGTTTTCGTCATCCAATTCTCCTGAGACGGTTGCCTTGTTGATAGGCCAGTTTCTGAAAGCATTGTAGTAACACAATGCTTCGATTTGGATGTTATAATATTTAGGTATACTGTCTTCGGCATGACTGAGAAGCTGATTAACATGTTTGGCCCAGGTTATGGATTGCCTACCAGCATCCCAATCTAAGAAGTCAGTGATAATTTTCTTGTATCTATCCCAAGAGCGGTTCTTTACCATTCTCCAGGGTTCTTTTGTCATAACTTAGTTAGAATTGATTTCTTACCACCTTTCACTGGAGCACTTGGATTTGGCCCATCTAATACTCCAGGTTGCCTTCTATTAACTACTTTTGGGACTACGGTTCTAAATACTTCATCACAGAACGGTAAGTAGATTTCCAATCGTGAAGCTAACATACAAAGGTTCTTTCTTAATTCATCTATTAATCCACCCGGTTGCATTGCTTGAGAAAGTGTTTTCCATAGGGAACTTGTAGCATCTGCCAAGGTATCATAATATTGCACTTCAGTGGGCCCAGTAGTGATTTGTTTTATCCTATCACCACGAGCAAGTTCAGGTTTAGAAGTACCATCACCAGTTTGTTCTTTGGTAGAGGTTAATTGACTTAAGTATTCGGAAGTACTCGTTAATAGATTAAGTATCTTCACATTGAGAAAATCCCATGCTGCCAATTCCATTATTAATTGATTTTCTAGTGCTTCATACCATAATTCATCAGTATACTTATCTGCAGGAATTAAGTGATTTACTAGAGGACCAATATAATATTGCCATTTGGTGATGTAGATAGATTTATCTTCCCTGGTCATTCCCTCTGATATCTCTGAAGGAATATAGTGGTCGATTAAGTTATATATTGTATCGGCTAATGCCGTATGACCATAATCACAAACTACCAGAGTCTTATCTACGGTGATATCTAAACCCTTAGAGTTGGTTACATGTAGGGTTACTGTATAGAAACCGGGAGTTTCATAAGAATAGGAAACATGTCTTCCACCATTGAAAACCTCTCCCTTATCATCACCAAAGTCCCAGTCAAAAATAGATTTGGCCGGGACTTTGGATATGACTCTGAATGAAACTTCCAGACCTGACGTAACGTACAAAAAGTCTAGATTGTCTTTCATATTAGTCTGTCTTATGTAATTTTCATAGACTACCCTTTAGAAGAGGATTCAAATTCTTCCAGCAAAGCCTGAAGAAGTGTTTCTACTGTGTCGTCTTTGTCTGCCACGATTTCGTGTAAACCAGCTACCAACTTCAGCTCTTCGAAAGAATAAGCCTTGGAAAGTTTCTCCAAAGTCATGCCTTTCTTGAACTGAGCATTCAGTCTCTTATCCAACTTTTCGATGTCGGCCTCTGAATACTTTTCGATTTCTGATTTATCAGCAATGATAATCAGATGGCCAGAGGCAATTGCCTTCTGAATCTTTGGTGCACGGAATTGACGACGAGAGAGTTCCTTATCTTCTCCTCTACAAACGGTAATACCAGTTGATTGGTCATGAAAACTGTAAGCTCTTGGTCCCACAGTTACTGTATATTTATCTTTAGCCATATTTCCTAAGATTTAAAAATGATTAATTAAAGAGAGGATAGGTCTTTTTAGTTACCTACCCTCTCAGGGAATTTATATGGATGAAACCGGACGTCCCTTATTATTCTAGGTTAACCATCAAATATGGGTCTACGTTCATGAACTCGGGGAAACCTAATTCTGAGAACTTCTTGTCAGCAGCCAGCAACAGAGTTGCATCCTGGTACATCTTAGAGAAGCCAGTAGTCAAGCTTGCATAGATTGCCTGAGTCTGGTTAGAAACGATTCTTTCAGATTCAAGCATCAACTGACGAGCAGTAAGCTTAATCAAGGCAGCAGATGTATCAATCAACAGCAACTGTTGGTCGGGTGTACCCGGGTGAATGTAGAAGTCAGCATTCTTGGGAACAGGAGACTTAACATTCAGGGTAGCTTCTGTAGTACCAGAGTGACGATCCTTGAATTCCGGCAAGTTCAGCATTTCGATTGCCTGGTCTTCACCACCAATCATAGTTTGGAAGTTACGTCCCATACGAGCAGCACGTACCCAAATATGCAGAAGGTCTTTGTAAGTGATACCGTTAGTTGTTTCGTATACACCGATTACCGGGGCAGACTCAGAGCCATCAGGGTTGTTACCATTGATAGCAACGTCCATAGCCAGAGTATCCAGAGCATAACCCAACTGAACACCAAAATCACGAAGGTAGATTCCCAAGACATCGAGTGAAACATAGTTACGAACTTCATCAGTAAGTTTGAAACCTTTTCCGATTTTGAAGAGGCTAACTGATTTCTGTCCGAAGCTAACATCACCCAATGGGATAGTTTCTGCCTCATTAACCTTTGCAGGGGCAGCATCCGACATGTTAACCATCGGCATGATTGCTTGCAAACCATTGATTGGTTGGTCAGATGCAATGATATTTGGATAGAACGGAGCCTGGCGCATACCCAATGTGATAGCAGCACGGATGATTTCCGGAACAATCCAACGAATATTCTGTTGGGGCATTGTAAAGATGTTCTGCATCGTGTCCACTTTTGGATTGATGCCCATCTTTTCAAAAAGTTCATCTTCTGAAATACCCCATTTACCGGTAACCAATTCTCCAAAAGTTACCTCTACAGGCTTCTTGTCCTGTGAACCGGAACGAACAGCTTCCAAGCTTCTTACCATTTCCGGCAGCTCATTCATAAAATCCTGAGCCTTCAACTTTGTAATATCTATTTTATTTTCCATAACTTCTTTTCTCTTATTTGATGAGTACTTGAATTACCTCATTTGCCTCTTCTGCTGGATTAAGGGCAATGAACTGGGTTGAAGTTGCTTGGTTAGCTTTTACGAATCTATCGTTAAGCAATTCTCCATCGGGAGTTACATAGCCAGCTTCGATATTTTCGTTTGATACCCAGTTACAAATCATGTAACCTTCCATAGCTACTGTTACCTCTACCGGGAAATTTCTTTGAGGTTGATAAGCAGGGTTAACGTTATCCGTTACTGCTACACCCAAATAAACTTGAGTAGCTGTATCAGTGCAAGGGTAAATCAAACCTTCTTCATTCAAAGCCACTGGCATACCCTGTACGATTTTCTCTCCAGCTTTAACATTGAAAGCCTGGTGCAATTTGTGTGACTCACTTTTGTAAATCACCGCTCTCGGGGTTCTTTCCCCAAAGAGAGTAAGTTGCTGAGGGTCGTTTACGATTTTAGTTTTTTCCATAACGCGGATTATTTATATTAGTTATTTGATTTTGTTTCGATACAAGTTATCGATTACATTCTTAATACTCGGAGATTCTGAATTCCGTTGGGTATCAGTACCCTGGGTTCCAGTTTTACCCTCGGTATCATCCTCAGCAATTGAGGAAGCACGGTTGACGTCCTTAGAACCACATTTTGAGCAAGTGAGAGGGAACTTCTCTTCCAAGCGAGCTTGGTAATCCTTGGTCAAGGAAATAAGAGTAGTAATACCAGTAGTCTCGGCATTGAGCATCGTAACGATTGTCTCATCTACCTTATCACCCATCAACTTCTTGTAGGTTTCTACGGCATTTTCACGTAGAGAAGCAATGTGATTCTTTCCTACGGTTGCCATTTCCTTCAAGTTAGCTACTTCGGCATTCAAGTTGGTAATCTGTTCCGTAAGAGAAGTTTTCTCTGTAGTAAGATTATCTACCGAAGTTTGCAATTCGTTTCTGGATGATACCAAAGTCTGAATGCAGGCAATTACATTTTCCTGATTCATCTCTTTACCTTCTTCCAGGGTAAGCATGTTATCCCCAAAAAGGATTTCAAGAAATTTTTGTAATTCGTTCATGTTATCTTTATTTGAATGATTATCATTGGCATCATTATCATTAAAAGAACCCTGAGTATCGTTCTTTTCTTGATATGATGTTAAATCTGATTTATAATCAGTAAAGAAGTATTGCTTCGATTTATCATCTCGGTATTCTTCATAAGATGCCCAAGTTCTTTTGGCAAAGGTTGGGTTAATGATTTTACCATCCGAACCAATTTTCTGGGCAAATGAATCAGCCCCATGTGAAACTAGTGAGGTCTCAAGGTAACGAACAATTTCAGTAACCATTCTACGTACCATAACTCCCTTAGAGTCATAAGTACCAAGTTTCTGATAGAATTCATTATCTTCCATTTGGGGATGAGATTTATCCCACTTGAATTGTACAGTAACAGAATTACTATGAATTGAAGGAGGTTCCATAAGGATGCCTCTAGCAATTCTTGGGTTTGCCTTACCATCGATTTTCAGAATACCGTTGATACCAGCGGGTATAGTAAAGCTACCGTCTTTATAGGATTCCTGCCACATTACTTGTGATACAGCACCAATAGCATTACCGATGTTGGTTTCATGGTCACAGTTTACTGTTTGACCAAGCAACATCTTCATAGAAGCCTTTAGTACTCCATTCTGACCAAAGTCTGTCGGGTTCCAATTCTTAGATACAATCGTTTCTGAAAGTAATCTGAACATTGGTTCGATAAACTCTTCGTCCTTAGGAGTTAGTTCCGATTTGTCTAGGTTGGGATAGTAAGTATTATAATCTATATCCCCTCCCCAAAACCCAAATTGAGCAATGGAATCCGGTGTAGGATTTTTCCATTTGTAATAATTCTCTGAGAAAGCCTTGGCTCCCACTGCTTCTGGGATATACCCAGCCATAATGGTATGGCCTTGACCTATCACCATAGAATCAAGATGCTCTTTGTTTTTCTTTGTGAATTTACTCATCTTGCTTTAGTATTTTGGTCTCCTCGAGAAGGAGCCGGGTTATTCTTATCTCTTGACCTACGAGCAGATTGGTTTTTATCATCTTGCCTTTGTTTCTTCTTAGTTCCTTCTTGGGGGTCTGTATTACCTCCCTTAGCAAATTGGTCCTCAAGTGAAACTCTTGGTTCTTTCTCATCAGGAGAATCATAACCCATTGCCCAAGCATATTGCTCTTGACTAATGATACCAGCCTTATACAATAAGTCAAGGTTCTGTATCTTATACTGAAGACCTTGTTGGATTTTAACTTCATCAGAAACTGTAGAAGTTCCCCAATCAATCTTCATCCCCTTATTATTAAAGCCTGCCAGACGCAGTTCTAGAGAATAAAGTCGGTCTAATACATAAGCTACAAGCATTTGGATATTTTTTAACTGGCTAATCATCTTAGACAGCATTATACCAGTTGCACCTTCACCAGTAGTAGATGATACCCCAATGATAGAGCCATTAACTCCCAACCCATTTGCTACAGATTGTTGGTTCATATTCCAAGGCTTCTCGATATTACCGAGCTCCTTAGTAGTAGAATTTAGTTTGAATTCATGGTCATCTATGTAACCAGCAACTACTCCATCCTTCATACCCTCTTTAACATTACGTTTAAGGATATTAAGTTCATGGTATAATCGGGATTCATAAGCTTTTATACTCTCATTTGGTCTTTGTGGAGATTTCTGCATCTTAGCTTCTAAGAAACCAACCATACCACAAATCTCCATGATATGTTTGAAGTTAACCTTCATATCATTCTGACCCTTGAGAGAATCCAATGCAGGCATAAATGGAGGAACTCCATAAGGTTCATCCGTATCATTGAACATACCAACATAGAAGTAGGTTTCTGGGTTAAGCTTAATGTAATCTTGTTGCTTAACAAAGAAATTTATATTCTTTTGGTAAGGAGCATACACCCCATTTAATTCCCGTTTAAACTTGATATGCTCTGGTTTAAGGAATAATACAGTAGCCAATCCATCAAGCTTGTCATTTGGTACGCCTTCTACAGATATTGCCCCACTTACAAGAAGTTGAACAATCATCTTGTTAACTAAACCATCTATACCAGCAGTATATCTGGTCCATCCCTTGGTGGCTTTCTTAAGATGTTCTCTCATCTTTGAAGCCTCTTCATCGGTATTATTAGGGAAAGTTACTGTATGACTGGTGTTAGCTAACTTAAACATATCTTGCAATGCAATGCCCATATCAGGATTTACCTTATATAAATCCCGAATTAAAGGTATCACATCAACACGAAAAGAGGGTTCAACTAATTTAGTCAACCCTTGTAATGATGTAATTAAGTTATCGCTATCATCGTCAACTGAAACCCTACCAGGCGAAATCGATGTGGCAGGCTTCTCCTCTTTATTAGAGGATGTACCATTCTTGGGAGGGTCCTTCTTACGTCCCCAACCCCAACTAAAATTGAAGTACTTTTTCATCTTGGTTGTACGATTACGTTAGTTTTTCCTTTCCTTATGTGATTACATATTGCTTTTCCAAAGATATCATCATCGGCATATACATCTCCTTCAAGGTCTACATCTACAGCTGAATTGTTAGCCCTATGTTTACCCATTGCAACAGGTCTACCTAAACCATCATAGATGAAAGTATAAGCTTCTTGTACAAAGAATGGGTCCTTAATGATTATATGATCTAATCGAATATCCTCTTCCAAGTTCTCTATTATCACTGAACGATTCTTTTGGGTGGTTAACCAACCAGGGGATTTATCCATTTCAGGTCTACTTTTACCTTTTTTCTTTAGCATCTTCTGGTAGTAGTAAAGGTTAGGGTAGCCTTCGTCTTGAAGCTTAGAAGTTACTGATAAACCAACGTCATTGGATTCTGGAGCTATTATTGCCCAGTTAAACAACTTCCCAGTATCACCAAGTAACTTAGCATAAGCTCCCACTGCCATTCTTCCCTTATATACTACTTGTTCTTCTCCTAGCTTATCCATACAAGTAAATGAAGAGTAGTCAGAAGCTCTACCAGTTGAAACGTCTGCACCAATGAAATATTCTTTATCTGATTCGGGTTCACAGAATTGTCGGTATTGACCATTAAATCTCTTCTTAATAACTGGGTAATCACTAAGGCAGTCTTCGATAGCTTTAATATCGGCTAAGTCGAAGACTGTATTACCAGATGATAAGAAGTCACCATCAATTTCTTGTGCAGTTCGTTTTGCTCCCAAAGCAGAAGACATTTGGTTATACCAATTGATATCTCGTTCTGGGTGCATTTGCCAGTATAATCGAATTGGGTTAAAAGGATTACCTCCTGCAATGGCATCTACCCAAGTTGAGTGATAGAAATTACCAACTCCATAGGGAGTGGAATTGACGATGGCAGCTCCACCAGTGGAAAGAGTAGGGAATGCAGCAGCCCAAATTTGAGCAGCCCATCTTACTACTGCTGCCTCGTCAATTACCAGAAGAGAAAGGGATTCCGAACGACCGGCTTCGGATGATGTCGGAATTGATTCAATAAATGACCCATTATCAAATTCTATCATGGAAGCAGAACCGTATTCTCCAGCTCTACCATTGATTATGGGAGTTTGAAGGTACCATGGAAGATTCTTGTACATGAACTTAATCTTCTTAAGCACCTTCTTAGCAGTTGTGTCTTTGATAGAGATAATGTTTATCTTTTTGTTGGGATGGTACATCGCCAACCAAAGACAGTACATTGAAATAAGTTCTGTAATTCCTGCCTGACGGAATTTGAGAATGATATTGAATCGTTGGGCAATGAAATTGTAGAGAACGGATTTCTGAAATGGGTATAAATCAAATCTTACCTTTCCTCTTACTGGATGTATCACATAGCAAAAAAGGCTAAAAAAGAAAACATCACTAGAAACTCGGGATAGGTTTGATAGCTCCTCCCGAGTTAATGTAGTTCTAGTTTCTGAGATAGTCTTTGCCATTACTTAAAAGTTATACGTTATTTGAAATTCGATGTCAGTACCCATCCCTGATTTTATCTTCGGGTAGTAAAAGATATTGACTCCGAATTTGTAATTAAATCTCTTAGTCTTGATTGAAAGACCAGCTCCCATATCGAAGAGATTATTGAAAGGTCTATATTTGCCATAAATGTATGGACTAAGTGATAACCTTGCAACTTTCTTTCGAGTTAATTGACCTTCATACCAGTTGTAGTTGTACTTATCTAAGTCGATTGGGAATAGTCTAGTTGAATAAGTGTTAGTCTCCTTATTGAACAGACTTAAGTTCAACTTATCTTTCTTCAAAACAATTTGAACCAGGGAATCTTGGTTACTGATAACTGGCTGCCTTAGCATGGAATCAGGAAAGAGAGTTGGCTGCTTATTATCATGAACTAAGATTTTACCTGGTTCAACTTTTTCTGAGTACTTCTTCTCTGGTTTGAAAGGTTTCTCTGTGTATACTGTATCTGGGATTTCATTGACCGCTTGTTCCAGAGAATTAACCTCTCGAGAAAGTTTGTAATTCCTGAAGCAAAGGTAAATAGTAAATCCTAGAAGTACAATGAACAAGGCCCTCTTAAATGTCTTCATACTTGATGAATTTCTTAATCTTACTCTTCAACCAATAACGTTCTACTGGACTTAAGTTTGACTTAATGATGTGGAACTTGAATTGAAAAGTTCTTTTGGTTTCAATAATCTCAAAACGTATCGAAGGTAAATTCCGATAAATAATCCGAAAGAACTTAAGGATGTTGTTAATGTTCAATTCGGTAATTGGGTACTTTGCATTAATCATTCTCATAATCCGATGTATTAAGTTTTCAAATTGAAATAGTCGCACGCTTTAATGATACTATCTATTCGGTAATCGCTTAGCGATTACCTTTATCGAACGAAGTGAGATAATATCCAAATATACTACTTACGATATGATATATGAATAGCTATATATACGCAGATAAATATATAGATATATATACGTAGTATATTATATATCTATATATTTCAAGGCACCCCAGAAACTTATATATAAGACTTTATATATAAAGCTGAAACTCAAGGTTTCTTGGTATTTGCCTTTTTGAGGCATTTTTTGAACCAAATACCTATTTCCCCTACTGCCCCTTTGGCAATTGTATACCTTGCCTTGTTAAGCCAGTAAAGATAATTGCCTTCATCCATGAAAATCTTGTAGGGTTTAGGAAATCCCATGATTGCCTTGAAATCCAAAATCCCAAGAGGATAACCATCGGGTCGGAATTGTCTATCGGCAGGTCTCAGTGTTAAGGGAGATTTATCTTCTTCCAATCTGTATACTCCTGGGAGGGTACTCATCTTTGCTGTTTTGATTGGCCATTTCTTTTCAGCATGGAATGCTCCTACCCAAAGTCTATGTATTTTCTTTACTGTAAGATTTTTCTTTTCGGGAAGTTTTCGATAGTCATACATTGCCAGGGTTTTATCCAAGGGTATGTTATAATTTAATGGATTCTGGTAATCGTTAAGTAGATTTCTAGTAATTGTTGGGTTTTTTACTTGAAATACTTCATCAAAAGCATTCAAATATTTCTTACCGGTTTTTCTATGTACTCCGATGATAAGTAATCTCTTTCGTGATAACTGTGAGTTCCCATAATCAGAAACCGACCTTTCGTGAAAAATAAGTTTATAGTCTTCGAAAGTTTTTTGAAGGTATTCCTTTGGTAGCAGAGATAGCAAACGAGGCAAGTTTTCAATAAGAAATATCTTAGGTTTATAATGTAAGATTGATTGAATTACTAGATTCAGGGATTTATTCTCTTGGGGATTGCCCAATTCTTTTACTTTTGAAAGCCTCATAATAGAAGATGCTCCACAGTCTGGACTTGAAAGTATGATGTCTGGCTTACAATCTGGGAAGGTTTCATCTTTATAATATGGTATACCACCAAAGTTCAATTTCCACTGCTCTAAGCCTTTAGTATAAAATACTCCTCGAGTTTCTATATTAGCTATCAAGTTCTTTCTAAAAGGGAACAAAAGGATGCCTGCACCAGCAGACACCCCTAATACTTTTAATTTTTTCATTTCTTGTAGCTTCTCAATTTAATGTACTTAATCCAAGCAAAGGGCTTACGGTCTTCCAAATAACTCAGATTCTTATCATTGTTGTGAGCTTCTTCTTCGAAACTTACATCATGGTATCTTTCATTCTGTTTATTCCACTTGGCAAAGCACAATATGATGAAATATTCGATGATATACCAAAGGTAGAAGAATCCAAAAGTCAGAGCCACTACCCACCAAAAGGATATACCAAATGATAACCAGAGTATGATACCAAGTACTAAACCCACTATACTACATTCAATCTGCTGTATCTGATGAATACATTCATGATTGATATCATCGGGTTTACACTCTTCTACTTTGTGTTTGAAGAATGAGTTATACACCAGAGTAATTGCTTTGTAACTGGGGAAAAGAAATACTTTTGCTACCCAGCTGTTAAAATGACATCTTTTCATAATTTATCTTTGAAGTTTTCGTAAGCATTTCTTAGTTTTTGGTCGTAGGCATTCTGGGCATACCCGGGACCATTGTATTTTCTGGCAAAGCCAGCCCAGTCCTTTTCTTTGAGATTACTCAAACAACCCGAGTTTTTCATGAAATAATACATGAGTTCTAGTTGATTTGCATGAGATTCTGACATCTTATGAACGAATTCGAAGACATCTTTACATTCACAGAGGTTGTGATTGAACCCACAAATCTGGAACATTCCCCAACTTGCAGACTTCAATGCACATTCTTCGTCAATTTCTTTGGCTAATTCGAGTCTCTTATACTCGTGTACACCTCCCAAATACTTCGATTTATCCCATTTTGGATAAAATACCGTAGAAAATCTCTTACAAAGGTAAGCTAAATCTCTGTCAGGGAATTTCTTATGTACTTCTTTGTACATAATGTGACCCTCAAAGAGAATTTGAGGCCTACCATCAGCTAAAAACCCATCTCTACCTGCTGCTTCTACCAATTGAACAGCTTTCAATAGAGCAGGTTCTAGACCTAAGCGAATAGCAAGGTCTTTAATCATTTCATTTGTTAGTTTATCCATAACTTATCAGTTTTAATGGTTCAATTTTAGTAACAAAAGTATTGCTTATAACCCATTTTTAGGATGTTTCGAGGTTCTATTATCATATATAACTTATAAAATAATGCAATATGGACAAGAAAAATGAGTGCCAGATATGTGGCAAGCCGATTAATTTAGAGGAATTTGATGAAACTCGAGAGATTCCCCAACTTATGGCAAGAAAACAAATTTGTTTTAAATGTGCTTTTTGGTCTAATCGATTAGCTTATGATAAAGAGCTTGAGAAAGAGGGTAAAATTGCCGTAATTACTCCCGATTATTCTCATTGGATAACTAGAGTACCGGGAAGTATTTTAATGGTACCTTCTGCTTTTGGGGGAATTTACCAAACTAAACTCCAACCAGTCAACACTCTTGGTGTTATAGATGAAGATAAAGAGAAACTTTTCATCATCCGTTATAATAACATCACTCACCAGGGCACTATACCAGAACATCTAAGAAAGCTTTTTAAAGTAAACGGAGTAATTCTATCTCCACAGGAATACAAAATGCTAGAGGATTACCGGGGCAATGCCTATGAATTTATTAAAAATAAAATAGATAATGCAATAAATAAAGAATAATTTTAGTATATTTGCATAAAGAAAATTTCTAAATAAAATAGATATGAAAAAAGAAAAGAAAGAAGCTAAAAAGCTCAAAGAAGGTGATGAAGTTATCTTCGTATTATCAGGAAGATCCATCACAGAGAAAGTAACAGTAGAATCCATCGATAAGAAAGGTGGATTTGCAATGCTCAGTAACCGGGTAAAAGTTGCAAGAACTCTCGGTCCTGATAATACATATCCAAGGTTGGATGGGCAAAAAGGAGATGTTCTTCCTCTCACAGAAGAACATGAGAAAGTCTACCTTGCATATAAGGCTTATTTCTCGATTAAGAGAAACATAGAGTTCCTTGACAAGGAAATGAAAAGTATGAAAGATACCGATGCTTTTGATATGATGATTGATTTCGATAAGAAGCTTACCAAGATTATTAACAAATACCTCAAAGAACAATGACTACTGTATTAGCAATAATTTATTTGGTATGCTTACCGTTCACTGTATTTTTTGTAAGGGCTTGCTTGGATTATTTACCCTATACTCACAAAATATACTCTCTCGTTTTATTCATCTCGGTATGGATAGTATTACCTCTATTTCCGATTTATCTATTAATCAAATACCTAAAATATAGATTACTATGAGATACTTTTTTGACAGAGATGGTAATTATGCTGGGTCATCAATGCAAGGGTGGGAGATAATTCTCCTACTCTTGTTCCCAGTTGCTCTAATAATCTTCCTCGTATTCTTACCTTTCTATGTATTTCATAAATACAGTTCTAGAGAAGAGGATAAAAAATACGAGGAAGAACATCCAGAAATACTAAAAGTAGATTCTTATATTACCTGCTGGTATCCATGGCATAGATATTCTGTTGCATATACACTGGCTCTTATATTCTGGGTAATTGCTTTTATAATTGGGATATTATCTTAATATAAGTCTTACTTAATATAAGTCTTAGGTGGAGCTCCCCCCCCCTAATTTAAGAACTTTATTTTCCATAATGTATAATGTTTTTAGATTGATACTGTTCCTCCTGCACTTGGTACTATAAATGACCCATTTAACATCCAGGTGCTACCTGGCTTAGTATATACAGCTACTTTATCTCCAGTAATACATTCTATTCGAGAACCTGGTTCTGAGTCATTGGCATAGAATGGAATCTTCATAGTAGTAGTACCAGTTGCTGAGAGACCTTGTAGATACATCTGACCTGAAGATGATGTATTCTGTGGCCTAGCTCCCTTGCCAAAGAGATAGTAGCCTGTATCTGTGGGCAATCCAGAGAGAGTGAATGTTGAAGCCTCTTGTGCCTTCTGAGTAACTGGTATACTAAGGTTAGCATCCCCACAGGTTAAGAAGATATGCCCTGAACGGTTAGCTCCAGTTTGATTACTCGATAAAGCGGTCAGGGATAACATGTAATGGTTCTCAGGAATACCCTCTGGGGCAGCGGATATGGATACTGCGCACCAATCGGGAGCACTACCCACATTGGGAGTTTCTGGCTTTTTAGACCCATCACTACCCTTTAAATAGGCCATCACAAGGATTTGAGCAGTATCATATTTATCACTACCTAAAGGCAGTGAGTTTGAAACCACTTTTATGTATCCACTATAGGTTACACCAGCCTCTTGAGTTACTGTGAGATTGATTTTGTTATTAGACTCATTTTGGGTAAATGTCAGAGTAGTAGACCTTGAGGACCCAGTATTTTCTGAATAGTTAATTTTTACATCTAAGTAACCATCTCCAACGGTAACTCCTCCCCAAGTAGCCCAACTTACGGAGGCTGAGCCCAAAGTACAAGAGGGTGTAGAGGTTGAAACTACTTTGCCATTTACCAGTTTCCTTTTGAGGGAAGTGATACGGTAGGTTACAGTACCACCTTTTGAAGATACAGTATCTGTACCTGTATCTGTAATTGCACGTGCTAGTTTGAATTCTGTTTTTTCTTCCATATCTTTATAAGTTTTTGGTTTATAGAAAGAACTTTGATATTGTAATCTACCAGAGGGATAAGGTGGATGAGAGCCAGGGATGTTTTATTCTCTGGCTTCTTTGTGTGTTATGTGGGCATGTGTGGTGTGGGATATCTGGGCATGCCCTTATCACGAAGTTTGTGAGGTACTAAAATGAGTATTTGCCTTCAAGGTACCTCTTATAGCGAAAGCTTCGAAAGTTGTGGTACTAAAAACGGACTACGGTTCCGTTAAATTTAACATTCAAAAATAAAAAGTAAGGGATAAACATTTTTATTTATCCCTTTGCTTTCTTTCAATCTTTAAATGTTTCGTTATTGTCTTTTAAAGTTTCTTTTAAGTCTCTATAGCATTGAATTGCTAACCAAATTATACAAACAAATAAAAATACATTTTTTAATAACATTAATAACATAGAATTTAATTTTTAAGTGAGTGAATTTAATTTTTAAGTGAGTAGGGAAATATTTCCCTACTCTGATTTGTTTTTACTTCAAGGAATTTTTCACTATTTCAAGCCCTTTTATTAGAATTGCTTTCTTTTCTTCTTTTGTATTTTCGCTTGCAATAGAATTAAATGAAAAATCATTTAATATATAGACTTGTTTATAAAACTCTATAAAGCCCTCAATTAGTTTTTTATCTGCATTGTTTGCAATTGTAGAAAGAAAATCGAAAGTTACATTTCTGAACTTTTTACGTAACGATTTGATTTGCTTTTCGTTTGCACCCTCAAAAAGTTCTTTTTTGTAAATTTCTGTTTTTGTCCCTAAAAAAGTTTTGAAAAGTCCCGCGTTTTTTTCTTTTACGCTTTTCAATACGTCTAAAGCAATTAAACTATTTGCTTTGCTGTTTGCACTTGCTTTTTCTACACTCACTTTATTTACTTTTGTTATCATAATAAAAATGCTTGAATATTTTATTATTATTATTTTATAACCTTTTTGATAGATATTCAAGACTTATTAAACTATCTCATAAGGTTTGTTTCATTTCTGTATTGCAAATATAAGAACTATTTTTTAATCTACAAAATTTTTAGAGAATTATTTTCTTAAAAAGTTTTAATTAAAAATTTATTCAAATATCGCTTTGTTTTTCTCACATTGCAAAGATACGAACTTTATTTTAATCTACAAACATTTTCAAGAAAAATTTTTGAGAAAATGAATAATTTTATTTTCAAAATTATTTTTGTGAAAAATTCATAAAATAGAAAATATTGTGCACTTAATATTTGCACTTAATTTTTGGGGTTCACAAGGGTAATCTTCACACGCTTTGTAGTGGGCATATATGATATGTATATGGATATTCCTATATGGCCTATGCTTGTCCTCTTGAGAGTGTATTATATACCTGTATATTGAAGGCCATTAATCGACTAAGGTGATAAAGAATTAAGGCCGATTAGCTATATCCCTATTATTGCCCTCTATAAACCTATTAGGTCCTAATTCAATAAGGCCATAGATAGCGATTTTGAAAATAGGTGTAGAGTAAGAACATAAAAAGGCCCAGTACCAAAGTTAGGCCTGGGCAATATTCTTATTCTTGGCAACCTATGGTACTATCTGAGTCTAGGATTATTATATGTTCTGATTCATATATGGGTTCTTGGTTTGTGGGTTTATTCGTTTGGCAATGGGATATAATACCGGTATAGATATCGTATAAGAAAATATGTAGGCCTTGAGTTAGGTCTAGTTTATTTATTTCTTCTTGTTCTCTTAGAGTCCAGGTGTCAATGGCATCATCCTTGAGAATCTTGGCTAGGTATTCGAAATTGGTTTCCATTGTGATATATGTATTATAGGGTTGGTATTCGCAATATTCTCGTTCAAGGTATATATTGAGATCCTTGAAAAGTTTTATACCAGGTATAGGGCCATCATTTTTGTTCCAAATCTCGAATGCGATAAGTTGGGGCTCATAGCCTTCTGTATCTGAAATAGAGAGAAGATAGTTCTGGCTTGGGTCGAATTCTTCAAGGAAAACCTCGATAGTAGCCTTAATCCTAATAGGGTGAGTATTAGTAATGCCTTGTACGATTTGTGTTAATCGGTTTGATAATTCTTCTGTGTTCATAGGTAATGGGTTTTAATAATTAATACTTTATATTTATTATGCTGCAAATATAAGAACAATATTTTAATTATGCAATATCCTTGATTGCCTTCGTAGGTTATTAAGGGCCTTGATTATATTTTTAAATCCTTGAGGCCATGAATGGAGATTGCCATAATCCTAATTTGCCTTATAACCTTTACCTATATAATAACCTATACCTAATAAGGTAATCAAGGTACCTCTAAATCACAAAATTGTCCTAGAGCTTTACAAATAATGCTAATATAAATACTAAGCAAATTACTTACATACTTACTAGGAATATTACCTAAATATGCCCCTTGAAGGCCTTAAATCCTATAAACCATTTAGCCATAAAACCTAACAAATAATTTGCCTTGATTACCAAATCTTATTACCTAACCCCAACCCAATACTTATTATATAATACCTAATATAATAACTTGGTGAAGGTAATCAAGGTAAATTGTGATGGCCATTAATCGACGATGTACTAAAGCTATACTACCTACATACATAGAAGCTACATAACATACCTGTATTATATAATCCCCTACCTTCGAATTACCTTGAATGCAATCTATAATATAATACATATAAAGGGTACTCAAGGCAATCGGATTTAGAGGCCATTAGGGGACGAAAAATTATCATCACATAGGCCTTTTTGAGTTTGCCTTTAAAGTGTGTAGTAGAGCCATATAGTATAGTGGCTATAGGGTGTGAGTGGTTTTGTATAGTAGAGGGGTTATCACTTGCCTTGTTTGCCTAAATCCCCAAAACCCCCGGCGAGGTACCTTGATATGTATTATGGTATGTATGTAGTATAATATGTGTATTAGGTATTATGTACCTTAATTAGGATGGTGTATTAGGTATTATGTACCTTAATTAGGATGGTAGCTTAGTTAGGCTCTATATTTTATTTTTGTGTTGGGTAGGGGAGTATTGGGTTATAGGTGGGTTAGTATAATGTGTAGGATACTAAGATTAGTGATGAGGTGTATAGGATTAGTATTATATTATATACCTTATTTTGTTTGTTGGGTGGGTATGCTTGTAGGCTTGGTATATTCGTATGAGGGTTAGGATGGTGACTACGGATAGGATTATGTGATAGAGGATATTCATGGTAGTGATATTATATCGATATATCTGTTAGGTTTACTTCGAGGATTTCTCTTAGCTTTAGCCTTATGTAGGTACTATGTTTATGCCCTGGGTTTATTTCTTGTTTGGGGTAGCGGAGGTAGGTATTAAGTTCCTCAGTTCTGTACACTACGTTCATTTCTTCGCAGAAGCCTTCGGTAGTACCAGGTAGTGGGCCTGGTACTTCGAATGATACTAAGAATTTACCTGATGTTAGCATGGTTCTAGTTCGTTAGTTAGGATTCTTATATCGGTTAATTGATTCATGTATTCCTCTTCTGAGGATATGTCAAGGCATTTGCATGCTATGTAGTGACCGTACATGGATATACCTGATTCATAGCCTTGGTCATCATTCATGAAGTGGGCTAAGCCTTTCCTATTGATTTCGATTACTGGATAAGGAGGTTCTCCCTTAGTTGCTTCTTTATCGAAGGTAGCAAAGTCATAAGTATCAGTGTTATCGGTCATGGTAGAGAATATTTCTATAAGCCAAGTAAAGTCCTCTAGAGGTACTCTGTCTAGCCATTCCCATCCGATTGGATATTGGTTTACTGTTATTATTAGTTTCATGATGTTAATTGAGTTGAGGGTTAAACATTTATTTTGGTTGGCCTAATAGGCAGCAACGAGGATAACCTGCTTCATCGGGGATTCCCAGTATAAGATATCGATTGGTATCTCTGGGAATTTCGAAATAGAAAGCTGGTTTCATGTCGCCATCTATGCATGTAAAAACTATCTGAGTGTTTTCTAGTAACCCATTTAGTTGTACATGAGAAAGGTAGTTATAGATAGCTTCCCTTTGATTTCTTGGGTTTTTATCCCATGAGATGAGCATATCGGCATACCAATTTGGATTACCGCATAGCTTTTTAAGTTGTCGTTGAATATACGGTGTCATGATTTGAAGTAATAATATAAGTCCTCGATTAGTTTATCCTGTTCTTCCCATATAGTATCTGATACTACGTATTCTGATATGAAATAGTTATAGAAAGGCCCAAATAGTATTTTTAATACTATGTCCTTGAGTTCGATATTGAGTTGTTCCTCTTCTTCGGTAGAACTGGGTTTGATTGCCTGAAGTTCTGCCTTATAGGATGCCGTAATGGCATCCTTTAGGGTTTGAATATATTCTGGGTTAGTTTCCTTGAGAATACTTAATTGTGATTTGAGTTCTTTACTTATCATGGGGCTTAGCGATTATGGATATGAATCCCTGTGGATATTGAGTATAGAATAATTGGTAGTTCCCTGTGGGCAAGAAGACTTGCATTATATTTGCAAGTAATGGGTAGATTTTCCATTGGTTTTCCTCTAGAAACTTGTCCCAGGCTTCTGATTCTTCGGGATAATTTCCAGAAAGTTGAATGTGATATTCCTTTTGTTCCGGAATAAATAAATTGGTTACTACCTGAATTTCGTCTGATTCCTTTTTGTATTGAGTGATGGGATACCAGATGCCTTCGGTTTTCCATTTATTGAGTTGGAACAAGGACATGCCCTGTTCCAATACGTTTAAAAGTTTATATAAGTTTACCATAGTGATTATTTATTAAGTTGTCTAATGAGTTCTGATGCAGCCAGGGAATCAAAGAGTTGGTTTTCTTTTTTGTCGGATTCCCATTTTTCGAGAGCATTATATGTAGCAGTGTATTGAGATATCATGTCCTCATCTTGTTCCTCGTCCTGGATGAATTCCTGGAGATGTTTTTTGAGTCCAGTAATTATATAATCCTGATGTTCTGGGGTTAATTGAGGAATACCAAATATGATAGCTTCTACCTGTGATGGAGAATAATCATAGTATTGGTCGTCATCACCCTTTGTTAGATCCATGTGGGAGATAATGTTTTCCTTTAGATTTTCGAATAAGTCTTCCTCAGAAGAATATACGATTATGTAACCAGAGATATAAGAAGCAAGGAGTTCATCCTCTAAGTCGATTGAGTAGACCCAGATATGTTTTGAATCCTTGTTAATGCAGAGACCATCAGCATAGTCGTAAGTAAAAAATGGGTGGGCAGCAAGCAAGTTGCGGATTTCGCTTAAATTTTTTAAATCATTCATAACGTCTATATTTAAAAATTATTTGAGAAATATTTCTCACTGCAAATATACAAAATTATTTCTAAACTTGTTTTTATAACTACTTTTATTTTTATAAATAGGGAGGTTCTGGGAGGTGTTTTGAGTGCCTCCCAGAGGGTTTTGTTAATATTGCCCTGTCATAGTAATGATAATGAAAAGGGATTCATCATTGAAATGTACCTGGATAGTATCTCCATATGAGTTTGACATGTAATGATGATTAGGGTTAAGTTCTTTTAATGGGTGATGTTCATCCCAATGAGAATTAATGAATTCTATCACGTATTGTTCAAAAGCATCGGATTCTCTGCAGTAGGTTTCTACCTTTTCGTCATCGTCTATAGGATACTCCCGGAATTGGAGATTGAGAGTTCCCATGTATGATTCATCCGGATTTGAGATTTCATTAACTGATTGAGCAGTGTAACCAAAAGCATCAAGAGTTCCATCAAAGTAACCCATAATGTGATTTGAGATTTCGTTAATAGTTGTCATAAGAAATAAGTTTTGTGACCCCGTTCAAGGTCGGTTAATAATTATATTTATTTTTCTCTTATGCAAATATAGAAATAATATTTTAAATATGCAATAATTAAGGGAGCCCAGATGTTGGTGTTTCTGAACTCCCTGGAGATATATTAACTGGTTAGGGATTAGTATTACTAATCGGCCAATAATGGTTCCTTGGGCTTATTTAATTTCTCTTTAGAACGTCTTGTAGCCCAATTCTCGTAGGGTTTGTAACTGAAGGTACGTGTTGTTTCATCGTATGCAGCATATACCATTTGTTTACGGGATATTCTCCTTCCGTAAGTTTTCTTAAGATTAGCAAACCAATCTAGATACTCCTGTAAAGAGTTAAAGATTTCTTTGTTCCCGTCTAAATCATTTTTAGGACGGGTTTTCCATGTTGCTTCTATATAGCATTGATGTAGGGTAATTGAAATAAAGTATCTGCACCAGCTACCACCAAAGATAGTGCCCGTGGAGAATTCTATCTCCCGAGCAACTAATGGACTAACGTTATACTTTGTCATGCGATTGAGAAATTAAGTTGGAAAATCCAGTTGTTTCTATCGAGTTGATTGAATGATATGAACCTCCCATCGTTATCGGTAAAATCATTCATGAATTGAATTGCAGCATCTGCCAGTTGACCCTTATAGGGATTGGTATTTGCAGTTATCATTGATTCGAATGTAAATGTATAATAGGTAGTCTCATATATTTGGATTTGGTTGATATCCAAGCAATTGAGTTTGTAATCCTCTTCCAGTTGAATGAGAAGTCCCATTAGAAGATTTAAGAGATGACCCTTTTCATCGGAGTCAAGTTCAAATGTAGATTTCTTAGAAAAGAAATTGCGAACTACCTTAGTTAGTTCGTCTGCCTGATTGTAAGTTACTGAGTTCGTTTTCATATTTTTGTCTATTTTAAAATTGATATGCAAATATAAGCATTTTTATTTTTATAGAAAAATATATCTAATTTATTTTTAGGGAGGCTGAGGATGTGTACACGCTATGAAAGGCAGTGGATTAGACTGCCTTTCAATTATTAAGGTAATTGGGGAGTTAGCAAATATAGAGCCTCTCTTATAATTGAACTCTCCATAGGTTCTAAAGAGGGTTCCTTGTTCATTAGTCCACCTTTCTTCTTTTCGTTTTCAAATACTTCATGTATGGCTTGCTTTATTTTAGTAGCTAATACCTCTGATAACTCCTGAGATTTAAGAGAGATAAGTAACCCTTTTCGTATTTTCTCAACATCCTGGTCATTCTCAGTAATGGGTTTTGCTTCTATGAATTCTTGTATACCCGAGGAATACTTATTAAACTCTTCATACCCTAAATGTTGTAGGTCATTAATGAAGATACTAAATTCATCATAGGTAAGTCTAGTATCAAAACCTACTCCATGATATAGTTGTACTAAAGGAGTAAGGATTCTTCTTAGTGTATTGAAATCCTTTAGGTGGTCTAATTTTATTCCTGATTCGAGAGGTATTTTATATACCTTTTCACCCTTCAGTACTACTAACAGAACCATTAGTCTTGGTGGTAATCTTTTCTCGTTCATAAGCAAGTTTTTGTATTATGAGTTGTACATAGGTATTTTTCTCTTTATAGATAAACATTACCGATAGAAGTATCTCATGTTTCGGTAATATCATCTGTATGAAATTGCCTGGAGCAATCACAGTAGCTACTACTGGAGAATCCTCCTGAGAGAAATTCTCTAATATCATTTCTGCCCTCTTAATGGGTTCTGGTTTTGTTGGGTCCAAAGTTAGGACTGGAGCAGTTATACATTCCTTGATGCCCTGTGTTAAGGCATTATATAACCATTCATCTTTTATATCCTCTACTTGGAGGTTTTTCATTGTAATCATATCCTAAACCTATTTAGAGTCCATACACCCAGGATATTAGAGAATACCCATAGTTCCCAGTTTTTGTAAAAGTTATAGGGTTTACTGAATTGAGATGTTTGAAATATTATCTGATTTGGTGTTCTAGATAACATTTCTGCATGGCAAGTTAATACTCCAGAAGATAATTGAGCTTTAAAAGCTTTAATAATATCTTCATCACTTTTAGTCTCTAATGAGGTAAGCAATTTAATAAATTCTACCTCTACACCTTGAGACATGTTTACATTTCTGAAGGCAAACTTTTCTTTATTTTCCATATTCGTCATTTTTAGATAAGAACTCTTGAGCTAGTTCATCTTGAGTTCTTTCGATTATGTTCTTTACTATTGTTTTATTTTCTACTCTAGCCCACATATATAGCATGCCCAATTGAGCATCCATATAGCAATCTATAAGAGATGGGTCCTTTCTAAATACATCCCATTGTTTTACGAAATTCATTCGAACCAAATCCCTATAACCCTGGTCTGATATATCTTCTTGGTCTATATAAGCAGATACCCTTTTCTTGACTTCTAAAAGGATTTTCTCTAAGCTTTCGGGTAATCTGAAATTTTCTGGTAAGTTATGATATACCAAAGCATTAGGTATCAATTCCTCAAAAGTAAACTGATTATCGAATAGTTTCTTTGGGTATCTACCTGAAAATATCAAGGGTAGCTTATACCTTAGCAACGATGGTACTACGTCGTATATAGCATAATGTTTCCGATATTCCTGATAGACATCGAAATATAGATTCTCATCGAATATACCAGATTTCCTCATTATTGCCTGTAAAGTATTATAAGCAGCATTGATATGAGTATTACTCAATTTGAATATTAAGTTGCCATTTTTAAGGGCAATGAGTTCACTACAGCATCTCTTTCGTTTAAATAAGTTCATGTGATTAAAATGTAAAGTCAATGTATATTTTCCTTGTTCCCTTGAGAAATTTTTCGTGATTTGAGTCATCATACTTATGGCAAGCATAAGTCTTAGATGATTTATCATAATGGTCTCTTACCCATACTGGAGCAGTATCAGTTGGTTTTAATTTAAAGTATGTACCCTGATTAACCTTGTTAACCCGAGTCTCTTTGTAAGATGTCTTTGGTAGTTCCATATTTTTGTCTATTTTAAAATTGATATGCAAATATAATTCTTTCTTTTTAAATATGCAATATCCGGATATAACTATGGAAGCTTACTATTTCGGAGGAATTGAGATGCAAATGAGCCATCCTCTTTTTCTTCTTTCTCAAAGTCTTCATATTGATATAACTCTGGGTCTTCTTCGTCTGGGTCTATACGCATTTCGATTTCTCTACGTAGTTCATGATGTTCTTTAGAGAATGAAGACATAGCTCCCTTATAATCATCAGTAATTTGCATTAGCTCTGCTTTATTAAGGTTAAGACCCTCTTTACTGGTATCTACTCCTTCTTGTTTAGTAGCAACTACTTCCGGTAGAGACTTAATGTCATACCTATCCTCCAATAGTTTAGCCTCTTCTGGTTTATCTAATACCCTTTGTGATTCCAATACGATTTGACGGGCCTCTTCAACAGTAATTGCATTTTGCTGTGTTACGTTGTTCTGTTGATTAAATTGGGCAAAGATATTTGTAGTACTTCCTCCAGTAAGATTACGTACTATTGATTGCAGAGATGTAGAGGATTCAAGCTTTAATTTAAGGGCCTTTCCCAGCTCGGCAGATATAAACGGTACGTATTTCCCTCCCTGAGATTCTCTTAGGATATTAACCTGATGGGCTATTTCCATACGGTCTTCTAATGCCCATGCTAGTTGTTCTCCCATTAACGCTTGAAGTAAATCTTCTGCTTTTTCTTTATCCCATATTCTAGAGCTTAATAGCCTATCTCTCATAAATACCCGTATGTAGTTAATATCTATACCCATACGGTATGAGAATGTATTGATATCATAAGTGATACCACATAATACTCCATTACCCATCAGCCATTGATTAATAATGTAGTTGTGTATCTTTATCAGAAGTTCATCATTTGGGTTCTTCTGATATTCTAATGCCATTGCAGTAGTCCCCATAGGTCTTGGGAATCTTATCATTTTATTTTCCTTTTCTGACATACAAATGAGATTTTCTGATATCGGAACTTTCATCATAACCCATATACTCTAAATCGAACCTTACATACAGATTCAAAGATAGGTTATAGAAATATCCCTTATATTTTTTCTTACTTACTGATAAATTAAAAGGTTCACCAGAGATTAGGTCCCTGGTGAATACTAGATTACCTTTCCCAGTGATGGGAATATTAAGACAAAGTTTATAATCTCCTACCTTAAATTTATTCCCATGCAGGTCTGTGATTTCCCTTGCCATAGTTTGCCTTTTTATGGTTCGTAGGTTTTTTGTCTTGTTTACTACGGTTATGGGTTATCCCCTTTTGCTCTTCGATTAATTTCTGAACCTTTGGGAATAACCTTTGCCTTAAAGGAACTACCTGAGTAGCGAAAAAGGCATTCCATAATTTCTGAGTTAATGGTTCTCCTATTTTAAGTTCTGAGATTGCCCAGAATTTAGTTTCGAAATTCTTAACTATTTCCCTAAATCGGTAGTAGTATATATTGCCAGTCTTTTTATCTATCCCAATTGTGGTAGTTTGGCAATAATCTAGAAATTCTTTACCTAATTCGGATATAAACTCTTCCCTTTTAAAATCATAATTCTCTTGGTCGAGCTTAAATAATTTTACGTAATCGATTGCTTCCATATAGATTTAGTTTGTGATTATTAAACGAGGTATACTTTCATCTGTAATTTGAAATAAGTACCCTCTTACATCATCCTCATAATAAGAGGACCAATATGTTCTTCTAACTCTGAAATTATCAAGGATTGCCCCTTTGGGTACTCCAGTAATAAATAAGCAATGCTTAGGCATCATTGGAGTAATCTCAAATTTTCCATCCTTGAAATTACCATAGGTACCATAGTCGGGCATATTACCAGTAAACCCCGTATTCTGTAATACATCCTGAACCAGAGTAGTTTGGGGTATTTCCTTTTGGTTACATTCTATGGTTAACTTAGATTTGCCTATATATAGGTCTTTAACTATTTCTCTAAACATTTGTATACGATTATATGGGTAATACCATTTTTCTTGAAGTAAAGGTTATTCTGTGAACGTTCCTCTAACTTCTTTAATTCTCTTCGAGATTCAGTACAAATTCTATCAAATTTCCTTAATATATCTGATACATTATCCCAGATGGGTGCCATTGGTTCTACTGGCCCTGCATAGATAACCTTATGTTTAGTTTCTATTTGGGGATATTTAGATTTATACTGATATTTGCCTTTGCAATAAAGTACGTTATACTTTTCGTGTTCGTTTCTTTTTTCGTTTTCCATTTTTGTTAGGATTAATGTAATCGGATATTTCATCAAGTTGCCCTAAAAGCAATGCCTGAATGAAAAGGTTTATAGGCCTGAAAAAGAAACTCCTTATGTTATCAGTATTTATATACCAATCGTAAACGATAAAGAACTTCTTAATCTTGAAGTGCTTAAGTGAATGTTGGATTAGATAGGACTTACAACATCTCTTATGTAATTCTACCAATTCTTTGTCCTGCTTAAGCATTTCTTTATCAGAGAAGATAGTGTAATCCATTTTGTATGAATTGAGATGCCCAGGTAATTATCCCGGGCACCTGGTTAATAAAGGTTTATGCAACTTGTTCTGGTTTGAGGACATTCTTTTTAAAGTCCTCATAGGCTTTAGCAGCAGCCTTGAATTCCTTGGAGTTCTGGTCCTTGATACGAGCCATTGCAAGTTCCAATCGATGGAGTTCGTTTCGAGTTTGTTGTCTCCATTTCTTCCGAGCAAGAGTATCAACTACATCGGCAGGATATACGTATTTAACTTCCCGATTAGAAATTACCTGTTCGATGATGGAGGGTTTTTGTTGTTCCTTAACTTCCTTGACAACCTGTTCCTTTTTGGAAGTTTTGGTTTTGGGAGAGAGTTCTACCAATTTGGCATTGGCAAAATTAGTGGCAGCTTCTTGAGCATCTTGTACCAATTCCTTTTTAGTCTTTTTGGCCTTAGGAGCAGAAGCCTTAGCAGTCTTAGAATTTTTAATTCCTTCAAGTTGTTCGGCAACCTTAGTTGCAACCAGGTTAGTAACCTTTGTTTCATTCTTTTTCATAACGTCTATATTTAAAATGTTAGTAAAATGATTAATTTCTTTTTTTGATACAAATATAAGAACTTTATTTTAAATAGAAAATTTTATTTGAATTATTTTCTATTTGCTCGGGTTAATCGGCTAGGAAGTCGAAGATTTCTGGAGGATAGTTAATTTCATCCTCTGGGTCATTTATGTAATCTTCGTAATCCTCGTTATATTTATAGTAAATGTTATCTTGTGATGTATTGGGTACCCTTGTACATCTTTCAGGATATTTCTTTACGAAGTCATAGGCTTCTTGAGTAGTCATTACCTTGTCTGAGGTAAATTCGTAGGTTACATAAGAATAAGTTTCACCCAATCTAGAAACTTCATATTGCTGGTATCCAGATTTCTCAATCTTATAGATTTGATTTTCTGGAATCGTTTCTATTTCTACCCTATATTTATACCATTGCTTCTTCTCTTCTTTTGGTTTAATGCCCATGCTATCTTGAAGAGAGATTAACTTGGTTATTGGACTTTCAAAACGAGAAGGAGCAGTGCTCACTTCTACTGGATGAGTTTTATTCTCACCAATAAAGTAAATCACTGCCCCCAGGGTTACCAGGCCCAATATGAATTTAGTTTCTGAGTTCATAACCTGTAGTTTCGAATTTATTTTTAATGTTCTTTGCAAGGTATTTACCTTTTGATTCTGCTTGATGTAAACCGTTGCAGATTTCATAAGGTACATCATCATAGCGATAAACTCGATTACCTTTAAAAGCAACCCAAAGTTGTTTTTTCTTTGAGTCATAACCAAAGCCATCAATGTTAGAGGATTCGCAGGGAATCATTTCGACTCCAGTGTTCATTTCTACTGATTCTAAGTATTCGTTCTTTTCCATGTCTATATTAAAATTTTAAAAGTGTTAGTTCTGGGTGGAATTTGAGATTTGCCCTCTGGAATATTGCCCAGGTACCAAGTACTCCCTGAGAATTAGTATGTACCCATTCATCTTCCATTCTGAATAATATGTGAGAGCATACCATCATTTGGTATTCACTTAGCATATTTATCAGTTGAGGAGTATTCTCAATTTCTACGTATAATTCAATGTGCTCATCTAGTGCTCGAATTATTTCGTCATCCTCAATCTGAAGGAGTTTTTTGATTAAGTCTTGGGCAATATCATTCCCATTTTTAACATCCTCTTTGATTGAGTTGAGCGATTCAATCTGAATACTAGCAATGAGCTTTACAATGTCTTTTGTTTCCTTGTCCATAATTAAATTTTCTTTATGCAAATATACTAAAATTATTTTATATAAAATACTCTTTTAATAAATACGGAGGTAAGTGTTAGCGGTTCTTGATTTCCTCTATCTTTTCCTTGACTGAGTCGGGGAAAATAGCATCATCTACCCATCGCATAAAGAATTTAGAAGGCTTCTTTTCTGGGTTGAGAAGTAATTGTCTTTGCTCTGTAGAGAACTTAATACGTTCATCTTCCCTCATATACTTGGGAAGTTTAGTGAATTCTGCTTGAGAGAAGGAGATTACGTTCTTACCAACTTGGGCCCTTAATGGTTTCTTCCTTTCCTTATAGAGATAGGGGATAATCTTTTTCGAGGGTCCCCCAAGGATGCTAAAACCAAAGATTACCATTGGGTCAAATTTATCGGCTTTTGGGTCCTTAGCTCGTTTGATACATCTTGCCATCCAAGAGAATGAATTTGGATATTGCTTATTGTCTGTTGCTTCTCCCACATCTTTTTTATTAAACTCAAATCCAGGAAAGTGAAATAGAAAATCTTCAGTAAGGATAAATACAAATCCCAATCCCCTAAGATATTTAATGATATCTTGTTGGCTTTTACCCTCTTCAACCATTTTCTCTACATCTGCAAGAATATCCTCCCTTGGTGATTCAAGATTTTTAATTGTAGACCCTGCAGGTCTTCCTCTGCCCACATTAGGTGCCTTAGCAGGCAATGTACCAGATAACCTATCTAAGTATTCTTTGAAGTTATCAATATCTTGTTTATTAGTAAGAGTTACTTCTACTCTTATGGGACCGTTATGCTGTACCTTTGGACCTGAATTCATCTCGGTATAAGCATCTACCAACCTATCGGATAATGTGGTACCATTCTCTGATAGTGTAGTGATTCTAAGTTTTGGTTTATATACTTCTTGTTCCATTTTCGACTTAATTAGAAAATAAAAGGCCTGAACAATTTTTATATTGCCAGGCCTTCTACCATTATTAACGAATACTCAAAAATATGATAAGTAAAAGTAAAAAGTGCTCTTATTAATCTTCTTCTTTAGCGGCCTTCTTTTTCTTCTTGTCTTTGGCCTTCTTATCTTTCTTATCGGAAGCCGGTTTTTCTTTTACCTTTTCTTCCTTCTTTTTCTTAGTTTCCTTTTCCTCCTTGGGATCCTTACCTGAAGCAAGTTTTCTTTGCTCCATACGATATTTTTTCTTCTCAGCCGAATTCATTTCTCTGCCATCGATGAGAGGATAATCGTATTTGGTAGCTGTTCTACCGCCATTTCCTTTCTTTTCCTTTTTCTCTTTGGCAGCCTTCTTCTCAGCTTTTTCCTTCTTCTCTTTTTCCTGGAGTTTTACCAATTTCTTGTTGTTCTCTTGGTCAGCTTCAGGATAGGCAGCAGCAACTTTGTCTCTTTCCTTATTGAGCTTGTTTACAAGTTCGGTAACCTTTTTACCATGTTTCTTGTCTTTGGTCCAATCCTTAGTAGGGTCCAACTTGTTCTCTTTAAGGTAAGCATCCAAAGCTTTCTTAGCCTTTGTGAGTTCCGGAGTCTTGGATTCCGATTTACTCTTCTTTTCTGTTTTCTTAGCCATTTTCATTTATATTAGGTGAATAATTGAATTTCCTATTTACATAATACCATAGTTATACCTTCCTAATTTGGGTTGGTATTTCTTTAATTTCTAGGATTTCTAAACTGCATTGTTTTAAAACTGCCTCGAGTTGAAGTATATCTTCTACCTCTTTCTGAGATAAGTCCGTAAAAGTTTGTTCAAAAGTTTCTTTCTGTTCCCCCCTTATAAAATTAAATTGGGCAACAATATAAGTCCCATGAAGTTTTTTATTCAGGGCTCCTTTAAGAGATATGAGTTTTCTTTTCAGATAATTACTCTTCAACCTATGGGATTGGTATTCGCCTTTCTTACCCTTACTAAGAGCTACCTTTTTAAGGTACGAAACATAATCTAATTCTCTGAGAGTTTGATTAATGTTTCCCACTAATAATCTTAAGTCTTTTTCCATTTGGGTCTTTGCATTACTTGGTTAGATACTTCCTGAGTTTCTTCTGATAGCATTTCTCTTGCCTCATTTATTATATTGATGGCAAGTTCCCTTTCATCTGGTCCCAGGTTTAATTCTTTATCTTCTAGTACATCAGTATAAGTATTTATTAGATTATCCAATGCAAGTATTCGAATATTCTTTCGAATTGCTAATTTCTCTTCTTCCATGGGTATAAAAAATTAAAGCCCACTACCTTCACAGGCAATGAGCTTTTGGCTGAACAACGTCCTAAGTGTAGATGTTATTCATATGAACTTAAACTCTAAATTTATATAGCAGACATATGGGATAGTAGTTAGTAAGTTAGAGTTTAATCTTCTGATTCTTCCTCTTCTTCTTCCTTAGCCTTTTTGTTTTTCGGAGAACAAATAACGCCATGTCCTTTCTTAGACTTAACAGTAAGAGTTCCCGGAACGAATGAAACTGAAGTTGATACCGGTTTGTCATCCGTAACCAATACAGAAGTAACCACTACACCCTGATAGCCTTCCTTGTTCTTAACGGCATAACCAAAGTTCATTACCTTGGATTTGTCGTTAATGGCAATAACGTCGATTTGCTTGCTGTTAGGGCGTTGTTCAGCCGGCCGATTCTTGAGTGCCTCTTGACGAGCCTTGCGTTTAGCTTCTTTTTCGGGGTCTTTTTCTTTATCCCCTTTCTTCTTGGAGTCTGATTTCTTTGTTGCCATAATTTTTAATGTTTTATAAGTTAATGGTTATTATAAGTAAACTTCTACGTTTATTAATAGTTGATAGTAAAGGTAGGGAAATTTACCTACCTTCTTTTAAATCTTGAATACGGTTACCAGATTACTTTTCCCCTTTCTTGCCTTTACCTTTGGTTTCTTTCTTTGCCGGCAATTTGAGACCGAGTTCTTTGGCAATTGCTTTACGGAGTTTTTCGATGTCGTCTTCATCGTAATCGTCTGGGTCAGTTTCAAGGTCTTTGTCGTCGCAGACATCCTCAAGTTCTTCGAAGTCCATTTCGGCAAGTTCTTCACCGGTCAGTTCTTCCTCTTCTTCTTCTTCCTCTTCGGAATCATCATCATCATCATCATCATCATCATCATCATCATCATCATCTTCCTCATCTTCCTCATCGTCATCATCCGATTCCTCTTCTTCTTCTTCCTCTTCGGAATCATCATCATCATCATCATCATCATCGTCTGATTCTTCCTCTTCTTCTTCCTCGTCATCGGATTCAGAACCAAAAAGGTCTTCTGCTTCTTCGGCAGAAAGCATGATAGGAGCAGGGATAATCTTTACTGAGCCGTCTTCGTACTTAATGATGATTGCACCATTGATTTCTGTTCTGGAAACTTCTTTCAGTTCCACTTCTTTTTTCTTCTTAGCCATTTTCGTAATGTTTAAGTTGGTTAATAATTTATTTATATCACTCTGTTATAAGTTTCTTTACCAGTATGGATTTCTGAGTATACCCAGATTTTAATAATTCCTCCTGAGCAATATTGAATTGTTTTATCTCATCTAGAGTTGTCTTTAATTCTAATTGAGATTCAATGGTTATTGCCTGAGAGGCAAGTTCCTTGTCACCTTGATAAGTGACTATCTTAAACTTCTTACCTGCAAATGGGTTTGCTGGTTGATGTGCTGTGATTTTAAAACCTTCGTTATTATTCATTGCTATATTTAATTTTAGTTATCCCAGGAATACCCACCTTCCCAAATACTTCGGTATAGGATTTGTATTTCCCTTTTATCATTGTTTTATAGTTATCGGATAATCGAATTGGGTAAACCCATATTTTATTTTCTATCATCCTATTTGTCATTATATAAGCATAAGACCTTCTAAGTTTAATACTCTCTAATGGAACAAACCCTTGAAATAATAGAGACTTCTTAATAAACCTTTCTTTAGGCAAATACCCTAAAAATTTAAGTGATGCCTCATCGAATATTTCAAGCATATCCCTTTGTGCTTTGATAAATAGTACCTTTTGTATTGGGATGTTCATCTTCTTTCTTAAATATAAAGCCAATGAACTTACCAATGGAGGATACTGCAGGAATAACAGATTGAATTTATTTTTCTCATCTTGACTCAGCCTGTTGTAAATCCTGTAGGATAGCAAGATTGATTTGTAATCTCTTTTGCCTTGTATACTTGGGAGATATGCCTTGCCGTTGTCCATAGAGTTTGATTGAGTACCTTTCATTGAATTCCTTTTTTCCTTTAGACTTAAAGACTCGGTGCATTTGTACCATAAATCTTCTTCGTCGGTGTTTATCTATGTGATATTCATCGGGCATTATGAACTTCCTTGCTTTTACGAATTTACCCTTAAACCAGAATTTAGTACTACCCTTTTTAAGAAGTTTACCATTCATATCGGATAATTCTCTAATGCCTTGTTTTATAAGTTTCCTCCCAGATATTATATGGATATACTGAAGAACATCTACACCATAAAGATAAACTAAGGTAACCTTTACTTGATGTCTAGTAAAGTATGGTATACCGGTTAGATGTTTCCTATATAATTTCTTTTCAGTAACAATCTTATTGGTAGTATCTGGTCTCCAAGTCCATATATAATATCTATCTGGTCGTATGGGTCCATTGTTACTTTCCTTTAGCTTTACCATTTATATTCCTCTTTGCCATTCTATACCAAAGATTGATAGATTTCTCATTTGCTTCGGGGAATTTCTTTTTCATTCTCCGAATAACTCTATCAAGTTCAAAGCCTTTTGCAGTTAATTCGAATACATAAGATTTCTTTGTACCCTTGATAAGATTAAATTCATCCCTCTCTCTTGGTGGTTTCTTTTCTCGAGGTTTCTTTATCCCAGGAACTCGTTTGGTTCTTCTTTGCCCATTTTCCCCTTCTTCTCCGAGAAACCCAAGCCTTAATCTGGAATTTCTTAATGGGTCATCTTTCGAATACCCAATATTTTCTAATTGCTTATCCATCCAATCGTCATATTTATCAATTAACGATTTATCTGGCTTTTCTTCTGATACATTGATATAATGTAATAAGTCAAATACCCCAGCAGAACAAGCATCAGGGAAAGGCATCCCTAATATTATTGCCTTTCTCTTTAAATCCTTATAAGTCATGTTTCTCCCAGAAGCACCAAGGAAATTTGATTTCTCCTTGGATGGAGCTTTCGTGTCTTTTCGACTCTTTTTTGCCATATCATTAATATTTTAAGTATTCATTTATTTTCTTTGCAAATATAAGAATAAATAATTTAATCTTATCTTATTTCTCTATTTATTTTTATAAAAATCCGAGGTTTTTGCTCGGTTCGCAGCAGTGGATTTAGGTTTTTTATGCTTTCTCTTGATATGTGTGTTATAAGCCATATCCAATTTCTTAATATTGAATTCTATGTTGTTCACTTGATTATAGTTTACTGCTCTTTCCACACAGCAACGGTACTCTGGCCAGAATTTTTGTCCAAGCTTAACAGATTCGGTTTTAATCATGAACTTAGATACCATAAAACCAAAGGTATCAGCATCATCTTTAGTTTTAAATACATACATGTAGAATCTACTAAATTCATCTACTACTTCATCCAAAGGTCTTACTGGTAACAATAGATAACCATCGGTATATAGGTCCTCAGATATTAAAGCTACCCAATACTTTTTCTTTCCTGGTTTTACTTTATACCTAAACCTTTCCTTGAGTTTAGTGTGCATCCAATCCGGTACTCTATTAAGAAGATACTTGATATATATCTTATCCTTCTTATTCGACCGCCTTTTAAATGCAGATGGCTGTTGTAGCATCCTTGGAAGTATTCTAAAGTTATTCCACCTATCAAATTCAAGAATTAATCTTAGAGTGTCTATGTCCCATTCATCATCAGACTCCTTTAACCTCTTCATGTTTCTCTCTATATTTTTAGAGTTTACCTTTGGGAGTAATTGAGCTGAGTCTCCTGTGAATAAGCTTGCTTCTTTTCTTTTTAATCGTTTCTCTAAACATCCCTCCATATAATCTTGGAAATTCCTCTCACAGGGGCAATCTGGTCGAAAAATAGAAGTGTGTTTCTCAAAAAAATCCGAGAATAGCCTAAAGAATTTCTCTGACCGTTCCCGGATTTCAAGATACTTGTAATGAGATAACTTTAAAATTTCACCAGCTTCCCATGAAGATTTACTTTCTGATAGTTGAAGGAATAATGATTGTTGTTCTTTATCAATTAAACAACTCCAGGCTTTTTGTTGAGCTTCGTTCATAACATTAAATTCTCCTATATCTCATTATACTATCAATTGCTTCATTGGTTATCTGATTAGGGTCATATTCCCCAGAATTAGCATAAAGCTTATCTGGATCATGATTTAAATATACACTATATATAACGTTGTCAAAAGGTAACCATACTTCCATTCTTCCCATTTCAGGGTATATAAGAACTTTTACTCTTTTACAAAGATGGTCAACCTCTAATACTGTAGCATCTACTCCCTCATAAGGATAACCCCGTAATACTAAGTAATCTCCAGGCTTTACATTGACTAGATCATCTACTGAAAACTTCTTATTCTCTCTAGCAATACGTTTAAATCGCCTTACTTCTTTTCTACTACAAGTAGCCACTAAAGAGAAATCATCAAAGTCTTCTGCATTGTCAATCCTTACCTTTTTCTTTCTTGGGTGCATTGTCTCGGTATTACGTAACCAAGTTCTGATACCAGATATATTCCTACGTAACTTATTAAGAAAGGGCCTTGAGAATGCTAATTTAGTGGGCATTCTCATAAAACCATAATTGAATAATACTGGTACTTCTTCGAATACCATCTTACCCTTTGTGGTTTTTCTTAATACGTTTACCATAGGAATAATTGCCTTGATTCGGTCATACCCCTTTTCTTTGAGTTCTTTATTGATTTTATCACAGTACTTCCTTTCAAGGTAAAATATACAATATGAGTATGGGGTATGCTTCTTCATAGGTTACCGGTTTTTAAGAATTAACTTAGCTTGTTTATGTACTAACTTATAGTTTACATTCTTCAATATGTCACTAGCCATGAATACATAAAGAATCTCATCTATCTTTGGTACATCAATTACCATAATATTGGCTTTATCGAATAGGGGTTTATATAATACGGAAGATAGACCCTTTCCAACTACAAAGAAAAATTCTTCTGAGGGCATTGAATTATATCTCATACAGAGTATAGGAACTTTATTTGCTCTTTTTGCATCCTTAGAAGCTTGTTCCCAGAATTTCAATATATCGCATCCCTTATTACCTAAGAGTAGATGTTCAAACTTAATCTCTTTATAGTTTTTACACTCAACCGATATTTTACATCTATGGGCATGTCTCTCATCCTGACACATGATATCAGAAGCTAAATCCCTACTCTGATGATTTGCCCCAGAGTATGGAGTTCTCCCGAATTTATAAGAAGTCCATTTGGTAAACCATTTGGAAACTTTCAATTCAAATTTATTACCTTTGCGTTTACTATTTGCCATAATTGTCTTGTTATAACTTAATTATAACATTATAGTAATTGGTATCTACTCAGGCCTTGGGTCTTTTCCACTTGCAAAATTTTAGTATTACCTAGAGGAAGTGAATCTAAGTGGGTTATCAAGAATAAAGTTTTCTCTTTGAATATGTAACGTATTAAGGAAGTAACTATTTCTATGTTATCTGAACTTAGTGATTCAAATACCTCATCAAGGAATGCTAAGTTAATACCCTTAGAGGCAGTTAAAGCCTCATTCATTGCAAAAGCCATTGCTACACAGACCAATTGTTTCTCGCCACCTGATAGTTCATCGTAATCTATAATCATCCCATCTCTTTCAATAAGAGTAACAAATTCTTTTCTAGCAGTACCCAAATCAATATTAAATTCGATCCTAAATCCCAATACCTCTGAATACTTATCGAGGCATTTATTTAAGAACTCAAGTGATGAATCAAATAGGTAAGCCTTAATCCCATTATTACCCAATGGGTCATTAATTAACCAGTTATAATTCTCTAACTCTAACTCTTTATTGTGAAAGTCTTCATCAACCTTCCGTAAGTTTTTCCTAATCTCCTTAAGTTTTTGTTTATACTTGGGAGACATGACCCTAAGCTTTTCCTGTTTGAGCTTAGCCAGATCTTCATCGATAGAAGCAATATCAGAAGCAATATCATCACAATCTGATTTTAATTTCTTATACCTATCATTTACACTACTAAGTTCTTCCAACCTCTCTAAAGCCTCTTGATACTCTTTATCATATTTGTCAAGGTCAGAAAACGCTTTATATATTGATTTAGCATCACGTAACGCACGTTTGTAGTGACCGGCTTCTAACTGTATTACCAATTCTTTGATTACTTTCTTAAGAGGTACATTTGATAAATTCTTGGCATCTTTTATCTTACTCCTCAAATCAAGGATTAGTTCATTTTGTTTTTTAATCTTTATCTGAAGCGAAGCATCTACTTCATCCTTGATTTGTTTTTGTTTTTCAATTAGTAGCTTAGTTAGCTTTTCTCTATCTTGCTTTAACTCTCTTCTTTCTTCTTTGATTTTTTGCTTGAAGGATTTTTCTCTATCTCTCATATCGAAGTAAGCTTCCTTGTTAGCCTCTAATTCTTTCTTAAGCATTTGAGACTCATGCTCTACCTCATTTATTTGAGATATCAAGTTATTTTTATCTTGTAATGCAATGCCTTTAGCAAGGTTTAAGAACTCTAAATCAAATACTTCTTCGAATATCTTTTTCTTATCCGAATTAGATTCTTGTATAAGTCTCTTTATACCCTGACCAAACATGATTGAGTTCATAAACAGAGTATATGATAAACCTATCTCTCTGTTTATAAAATCTTGTATCTTCCCCTTCCCTTTTATATCGACTATATCTCCATCTTTCATGAAGATAAGTCTGTCTTTGCCTTTAGCACCATCCTCAAGTACTTCATCATACTTTTGACATCTAACTATCTTATATGTATGAGAATCTTTCTGAAAATATACTTGTACCTTAGTACCCTTGTAATCTTTAGGCCTTACTTGCTTCCAAGTATTTACCTCAGAAACACCCTTTAGGTTTTTCCCATATATTGCCCATACCAAGGCAGAGAGAATAGTTGAATTATGGGTAACTATAAAATCTCTGGTAATATATAGGCCTTCTGAAGAATCTACTTTAATGCACCTACATACCTTTTTCCCTATATATTCAATATTTCTTATGGTATTTACCATTCTATTTCTCCTGGTAAACTCACCATAGGATTTAGTTTTATATTTCCTTAGAAAAGGGTTAAAGGTTAGTCGTATTGAACACACATATGAAGTAGTATACCTACCATACTTAAACCGGGTACTTTCATTTTTAGTAGATAGGCCTCCAAGGGATCTTACCAAATAGCTAATACCATCTCTTAAGTGCTCACTCTTAGATGAATACGTAGAAATCTTTGAGATTTTCTTTTTGGAACCAACACATCCATCAGTATCTAATAAACCAGCTAATAATAATCTACGATTCTCGATTGATGATTTCAAATATAACTCTGGTATAAACTTATCTTTAGACTTACAACCAATTAATCCTAAATCCTTGAGTTCTTTACCTAAACCATGAATCCTAAAATGTTTAGCCCCTCTTACCTCTGTACCTTCATGAACCAGGTTTGGGTCTGGCAAATATGACCTTAATCTATCAACTATCTCTGGCCAATCCTCTCTATTGGTAGATACTCTAACTGTAGGCCTATTACCGGAAATACAACCATCGCCTAATATAAACCCTAATACGTAGGGGTGTATTGGTAATTTAGTATAATTACCCTCAATTGGTACGGTTAATGGGGTTGAGTACCTATACTTGAAAGTACCAGAAGCAGTTTTATTCTCAACCTTATAATCCTTTAGTAAAGTCTCGGTATCTAAGGTTCTTAGTCTATCTTTAGCTTTACCCGATTTGAATACTGACCATAAATGGTCTCCAGCACATTCAGTACATGAGCCATCAGAAAAGGTTATTTTGTAAGTATCTAATAGACCTCTATCATAAATACCCAATAGCTTGATAGGTTTACCTGTAACTGGGTTAATTACTTTATCATTAAGAGTTAATTCCCCCATCTTTTTCCAACCATTAGCGGTTAAAACGGGTTCTTCTAAAGGTTGTGCTTTACCTTTCCCATTTGGGGCCTTGATAAGTATGGTACAAGTGGGGTTTAATTGTAGATGTAAGGATTCTATTGAACAAAATCCTTCTGCCTCTAAGTTTAAGAACGTTAACATGACTCAGCCTTTTTAAGTGTTTCAATTAATAGATTAGTTTTAACCTCATCTTTAATACCTTTCTCTCTTAGGTATCTCTTTGCTAGAGACTTCTTAGAAAGTTGCTTAGTAATCTTATGTTTGTTATTAACTGGAGTACTAGCTTTTTGAGGGATTACCGTATAATAATTGCCATCATCATTAATATCCTCTTCCCTTTCTACATCGATGAACTTTGGGAAATTTTTCAAAGGTACAAACTTCAGAGACAAATCTTCATAGATTTTCCAATACCCTAATTCACAATCTCTATCGGTTCTCCTTTGATGGTTAGGTGCCCCAATCATATAAACCTTCTTTGATAATCTTTGAGGTTTGTGTATATGCCCACATAATACTAAATCGAACTTATTGAGAACATTCACATTTAAGTTTTCTACGGAATCTATTTCCCTACCATCGGTATCCTTTGCACCAGGATAATCAGTGTGTAGTAAAAGAATATTCTTTTTACTTTTATCTAATTCTAATTTTTTTAAGTATTCACTTAGACCCACATTATTATCAATATAAGGAACCCCATACACCATAATATTTTTATGTGTAGGGGATAATTGAGTTTTTTCATAATCTAATATCATGATACCATACTTCTCTACTTGATAAAGCCAGCTGAACGGTTTAGTACCAACCTTACTTATTTTCTTAATATCATGATTTCCAGATATGGCATATATCCAAAATCCTTCGATTAGTTCATTATAACATATCTCTGCTAATTCTTGGTCCATTGTTTCGGCCTTATGAAATAAGTCTCCACAAAATAATGCAGGACAGTTAAACCTTCTACATAATTTCCGTATAATCGACAAAACCCTAAAACTATTCAGGGTCCTGTGATTGTTCTCATTAAACTTAGCCCATAGATTTATATGTAAATCTGAAAAGGCTATTGCTATTACTTCTTTCCCCATATCCTATCTAAATGGTAATTGATTTGTTCCGTTCTCATACCTAAATCGAGCTCAGATATACAAATAGTGAGTATTTCCCAATTTGCAAGCAATTCCCCCATAAGAGATGATATCTGAACTTGGAAGAATCTGTTAAGTATTCTCTTACCATTATCTTCCATTGACCAATGCTTATAAGTATCTAGATTTAATGGTAAGAAGATTGCTACATCACATTGATCTTCCATTAAAGTCTTACATTGACAGAAAAAATGTTCCATTTCACATTCTGGTAAAGTTCTTGATTGCTTATACCAAAAATAAGCAGCCAAATCTGCATAACTCCTATCAGTTACGAAATATTCTCTATCCTTGAATAACCTATTCCTTTTGTTCAGAAGTTGAAAATCTGCTTTATACATTGCCTCCGAACCGAGGGATAATATTTCATTATGTGATACCCCTTCAGTAGCAGGTAATAAATCTGACATACTACCAGAAATAAAAGGTAGATCTTCTCTCTTAGCTACATACTTAGCTAAAGTAGTTTTCCCTATACCAGAGGGACCCACAAACATAATTCTCTTACTCATGATGTAATGCTTTAAATGGTTTTATAAATTCATTTGTCAAAAATGATGCTAAAGAGTATTCGATACAAAGTTCTTTGAATTTCTCATACTTAAACTTCTTCTTTGACTTAATTGGTAACTTATCCAATGGATTATGTCTTACAAACCAGAAAAGGTCGATTAACTGTTCATTCCTTTTCCATATTTGAAGATATTCTTTGTTCTTACTCTGGGCAATAAACTTCTCAATTCTACCCTCATCAAGGATTTTCCTTGCTTTTACTGGGCCTATACCCGGGAACCCTGGTATATCATCGGAAGTATCTCCAACCATTGCAAGGTACTCTACTGTTTCATGAGAATGATAACCGAATAATTCTTTGCAGTTATCCATTCTTATCATCTCATCTTTTCTGGGATTATATATCCTCAGGTTATTTGATAGCAACTGGTTAAAGTCTTTATCCGATGATATAAGTATCATTTTCTCGGATTGGAATTTTTTAATTGCAAGGTATGCTAAGAAGTCATCTCCTTCATATACTGTAGATTTCTTTTTATCGAAGATATAATTAATTCTTAGCATACCCAGCATTTTCATTATAATTGCCTTTTGCTTTTGCAATGATTCGTAATCTACAGATATATTTTTTCTATGTCCCTTATAATTGGGCAATAACTTCGTCCTTACTGGTGAATGACCATTATCGAATGAAATATAAACCTCATCCGGTTCGAACCTTGTAAGATACATATGTAGAGATTTGAAAAATCCGAATATTGCCCCACTCGGTTTGCCATCGGTAGATTTAAGTTTTTCGAACTTGTGAAAACTTTGGTGAAGTAAATTACATCCATCAACCAATAATATTGTTTTCTTACTCATCGTCTTCCTCCTCCTCTTCGTCTTCCCCTTGAACATCGTCTACTGGGAATAGGTTAGTATTTAATGATTCTAGTTTCTTTTTAGTAGTTCCAATAGTATTTATACCGGCTTTTCTTAAAAGCTTACGTCTTAATTCATCATTCTCTTCTAGTAAAGCTAAAAATTTCTCTTCTCCTCTACAGAGAGTTTCTCCTTTATATTTATAAACTCCACCATTAGATTTTTGTATAATCTCTTCCTCTATAAGAATCTCATTTAACCAATATATCTTATCAAAACCTACGTCATGGTATTTAGAGTTATTATATACGGGAGCAGCTTTTATAGTCCCTCTTGGAGGAGCAACCTTATTCTTCATTGTACGGATTGAAGTTACTCTACCAATCTTTCTTTCCTTCCCTTTTATCTTCTTCGTTAAGGATTTACCTCCATATAAACCTATTCTTTGAGAAGCATAGAATTTTAAGGCAGCTCCTCCAGGAGTAGTATCAGGATTTTCAAACATACCTGCTTTTAGATTAGTACGTAATTGATTAATATAAATCTGAGTTACTCCCAAAGAGTATAACATTTCATTTCTTATACGGAAATATTTATATATGGCTTTTGCTCGATTACCCATATCGGCAGAAGCATTACTCATTTCGGAGTTTATATTTATTTCGGTGTCCAGAGCCGAAACTGAATCCAAAATTAGTAATATAGGTTCATTATTTACTAGCTGACTTCTCCAATATAATGCCATAGATGCAACCCAATCAGATATTTTTTCTATAGCAGTTTCTCTATAGATAATTACCCTACTTAAATCTAGTCCATTAATCTCAGCCCAAGAATTAGTAAAAGATTGTTCAGCATCTATCCACAAAACTACTCCATTCAAATACTGACAGGAATATGCGAAATCATATGCCATTAGACTTTTACCAGAGGATTCAGTACCAAATAACTCAAGTATCTTCCCATACGGAATTCCTCCACCTAAAATATAATTAAAAGCTAAAAATCTTGAAGGTAACCAAGGTAACTTAGAATCATCTTCTTCTAAAGCTATAGAAAAACCTGGGAATTTCTTCTTCATCTCATTCAGAGAGGGTACTTTTATTTTCTTCCTTGCCATAGTTCTTTAAATTTATATCTTATTATTTTATTTATCATTGATTTGTTCGTATTGAACATCTCTGCTAATTCCATAATACTAACACCATCACAATAATAGTCAAACAACTCTGGTATTTCTTTATTTACCCATCTAGGGCATTCTTCCCCTTTTTGTTTTCTACCATCTACTATCATCTGAGCCATATTCTCTTGGTGTGTACCCCAATATAGATTTTTATAATGATTATTTAATGGGTTATTATCTTTGTGACATACACAAGGTTTATTCTCTGGGTTAGGTATATAAGCTAAAGCTACTAACCTTGATATCGAGTATGACTTATTTCGTATCTTTACTCGTTTGGTACTATAGGTTGGAGTTTTAATCATTATCTTTACTCTCCTTTCTCTCCATACCTTTCCCAATTTACCAGCATCGTTCCCGTTAGGTATTACCCTTGAGTATATCTGACCTCTTTTAGAGATATAATATCCTGGACATCCAGGTATGTTATCATACTTTGCCATAATGTAATGTCTTTAAACTAAAGAAGGTGATAACAGAACGAATCTAATTACCACCTTCTAATGAAACCATATTTACTAACCCTTAAATGTCCGACTTATATTTTCTTTTCTTTTTCTTGGGTTCATCATCTTCCATGTAATGGTCTTTGTGAACTCCCTTTTTCTTCTTGGATTTATCATCATCATCATCGTCATCCCCATGGTCTTCGTTTAGATACTGTGAAAGTAAATCTTCCAACTCATCATAGGATTTGATTTGAGAACGAACTATCCCCTCAAGGTCAATTGTACCTTGATATTTCTTGTCCAACTTAGTTGGTTTGCAAGCACGGGCAGAATAGGTAGTGTCTAGTTTACCAGACCCAGAACGAATTACCTTAATATCGTAACCAGTTTTTGGGTCGGTCATATCACCTGCCTCATCTTCATCAAGGTAAAGGTCAATGATATCCTGGTATACTGAGCGAGGAACTAAAACTCCCTTATCTTTGCCTTCGTAATCTACCTTACTACCCTTTTCATCTGAGTAAATGATACCACCGATGACATATCTTCTTCTTGGCACCAAATTCTTGGCAAGTTCCTTGTCATCTTCATCCTTAGAGTTTTTCAATTCTTGATATTTCTCCATGAATGGGCAAGGTTCATCAAAAGTAGCCGGAGATATAACTCCTCCCAAATTGCCACCCAGGTAGAATTGAATAATTTCGATACCCAATTCTTGGTCATCACCTGGAGATTTAATTCTCATTCTCAGGGTTCCTTCTTTTGGATATACCAATCCACTTCCGTTTCCCTTAGATTCTAGCTGTTTCTTTCTAGCTAGCATCTTTTCTTTTGTAGAAAGTCCCTCTGATGAAACTTTATTTTTCTTCTTGTCTTTTATCATAATGATTAGTTTTAATTATTCGGTTCTGAGTAAACTACTTCGTTCATACTCAATACGGTAAGAACGTTTTTCTCTAAAAGTTGTTTGAGAGCAGGAGATAGTTTGTCCGTTTCGAATTCAAGTTCTTTACCTGCATACAAACCATAGGTAACTATTCTACCTACAGCAACCAATTCTCGGTAGGTTTTGTATTCTTCGGTAATTTCCCCACTCTTTACTACAACCCCTTTACGAGGAACTCCCTCTTTTACTTGTTCAGGGATAATCAAACCGGATTTAGTTTGATTTACCTCCTTTGGAGATAAAATAAGTACCCGGTTTTCTGTAGGGCATCCAGGTAATTCTTGATTAAATTTCTCAGCCACAAGAGGTGAGATAAATGTCATTGAATAATTCATATTCTAATACTGTTTTTAAAAGTTAGTAATTATTTATAGTTCAATGGGTTAACCCTTTCTTAGATTCGCATTAATAGTTCTTAATATATTCTCCCGACTCTCATAAGCTTTACATATAGCTATGAACTTATTTGCTTTTTCTACAGCTTTTAAGTATCTCTCATAAATGGAAGAATACTTCTTGTTAAGATTTGCCTTATGAGAAACATATTCGTTATTCCACCTTTCATTGGCATCCTTATAATATACCCAAGCATTGGAATAGGCTTCATCCTTTTCCCTTGCTAGTAAATCTCTTTCCTTTATATACTTATCTCTAAGAGAACAAAGAATATAATAACTAGAAGGAGATTCTCGTAGCTGAGAATTAATGATATTCTCATTGATAGACAATTCTTTTTGAATATCGATTTCTAGGGTCCTACCCTCAAATTTAACCTTTAGTTTTTTTAGCTCCGTCTTCATAAACTTCTAATAGGTTTTTAAAGTCTTCCTTACTAAATTCGCCTTTACTTATAGCATTAGATACTTGAGCAAAAGCCATTTGATAAGCTAAACTCATACCAGGCAATCTAAGAAGAGATTTATAGGGACTAATCTTATCTACTAAAGCTCTTAATCGTAAGTCGCATAAGTTATCAGTTCCCCCTCTATCTAATAATACTAAGAAAGCTGCCCAATAAATATGAGTAGCATCTTCATAAGCAAGTTTCCCATCCTCATCAGTGGCCATTACTTTAAAAGCCATATCCTCTAATGTAGTAAGGTTAGTCTGTAATTGATGTAATTGGGTCTTTACTCTATTGAATAACATCTTTTCTTGTCCACTTACCTTTAAATTCGTAGCATCCAGGTATTTAAACAGATTCTCAATAGAATAACCCAAACATCCTGCAATCATATAGGTAAGGGCAGTTAATTTACTCGCATTTTGATATTCCTCATTTGTTGCCATGGTTTCATAAATTTATTTTATTTATGTGGACATAGTATCCTCTTTCTTCACTTCTGTAGGTGATTTTGGATTTTCTTTATGATTTATCTTAAATTTACAGCTTGGGCATTCTACTACTCGTATAATCTTATAATCCGTAGGAGATTCTAAAAATTCACTACGTATTTCACAAGCATCGTATTCAAATTCGCAATCACATACTGGGCATTTAGCCCTCCATACCGTGGGTCCGTTCAAAATCTTTTTCATATTGCTTCATTTGTTTGTTAAAACGTTTCTTATACTCTGAAATTGGTATATGCTTATACTTCTTATGCTCTTCCATATATTCCTCTACTGAGAAATCTGGTTCTAGCATTTTCCTATAATCATAACCTGGAATAAAAGGTAATTCTTCTGCCATTGACCTACCAATAACAAAATCCATGTCCATTGTGACATCATCTATTTGAAAACCAAAGTAGGGCTTAGTTAAGGGATTTCTATAAATTTGCCACATCTCATATATACTCCAAATATTAATATTCTCTGGTTTAGTAATCTGATAATTAGCATCATGTACCAAACATACAGACTTAGTAGAGGGTAATTTACCTTGTCTCATTAAGTAGTATATGAGAATACTTCCAAATAAACACATATCAGATGCTGCTGATTGACATGGGAAATTTAATGCTAATCTCAAAGCATAAGCTTCTTCTCCCTTATCATTTGAATATATTTGGGGTAATCTTCTTTTCCTCCCAAATAATGATACCAGATGCCCATTCTTTCTAAGGAATTTCTCTTGTTTCTTCAAGAAGGTCTTCAACTTGGGGTGTTGACCAAAGAAGATGTCCATTTCCTTTTGGGCTTCTTCTGGTGTAACTATAATACCAGATTTTGGGTCAGATAGTTTTACTGCTAGTAATTTTGCACCAATTCCATAAATAAGTCCAAAAGCAATTTGTTTAGCTTGCTTTCTTCTCACCTTCCATATCTTATGTTCTGGATGATTTTCATCCTCATATATCTTAAGAGCTTCTTCATAGGGTATATGATATTTAGTAGCAGCAATTGCTAAGTGAGGGTCCTGACCAGAGTTAAAAGCATTAAGATAAGTTTCATCTCCAGATAGATGAGCCATAATTCTTAATTCTGCCTGGCTAAAATCACTAGCAATATATAAGGTTCCTTTAGGAGCTTTTAATTGTAATTTAATATTGGGGTCTACGGATGTCTTGGGAATTTGTTGAGCATTGGGTTCTGCAGAATTATGATGCAATATACCATTTGCCACAAATTGATGGCACTCATCTACTGATAAGTCGTATACTCCCTGTAATCCAACTGGAATTATTGATTTAATAGATACTTCTTTAAACATTTTCTTATATCACTATTTTTCATGAACCTACTTAGATTTTCTTTTTCTAAGTCTATACGAATTACTTGATAACCGAGTGAGTTAAGTGCTTTATCTCTTTCTAAATCTAATTCTCGTACATGCATTTTCCCGTCTAACTCCAGAATTATAGAATCATCTAATAAGAAATCTACATGTATATTAAGATCCTTAAAAAAGAATTGAGGTATCACTTTATACCTCATTTTTATAAGCTCTTTATAAAACCTGTACTCTATTATGTTAGTTGGTAAATTATAATCTTCTTCCCTATAATACTTCTTAAGTTTTCTAATAATAATCCTTAGATCATACTGTAGGTAATGTAATTTTCTTACTACTTCCATGATTCTCTTAGGGTCTCCACTCAAGAAATCTTTCTCTAATTCCTGTATACATAAGAATTTTGATAAGAGAAAGATTTCTTTCTTAGTTAAGTGATTAGAACAAAAATCATCTATCAACCTATTTTTATTGGGAAGCCTGAAATTATAATATTGCTGTATACTAGAAAGTTCATAAGAAGTTAGATTTAATTTCTCTTTCACTTCCCTTTTAGTAAGAGAACCTTGTATGGTTTTTTCTAACAACTCTAAAGGAATTACCTTAGAAGGTCTATACCAATTAATCCTATTAGAATTATTCTCTCCCTTTTGTCTTTCAGCAATTTTCTCCCTGTGAGACTTATCTATCTCTTCTTTAGAAAACCATTTGTATAGGGATCCTCTTACTATCCTATGGCCAAGTCCAAAATGATATTGGAAATCTTTTATCTTCCACTTCTGATCAAAGAAATAATGCTGCAAGTCGTGTTTCTTTATATACCTCTTACCATCTTCTACTATAAGTTCTAGTTTCCTACTCGGACCTTTTAGAGACCTTATTTCTTTAGGTCGATTATTCTTGTTCTTCGACATATCTTAATAATTTAATTTTATTAGATATAGTTTTTCGGGAACTGTTGTAGATTGACCTTAAACTTTTAGTCCCTTGATTAGTTATAAATTTATGATCTAATGTACATCTAATAGAAGTTCCATCTTCTAAAGTAACTTCATACATCTCTTGTTCCCCCTTGTAAATAAAATCTACTAAAGGTTTCCAACCTTCTTGAGTCATTACTTTTATATCATCCTCATCAGAGAAATATTCTAACTCCCTAATAGGTATCTCACCATAATTTGTTAGAACTAAAGAATCTCCACTTATACAAGACAATCTTCCACTTGTAGTCCCATGAATAAGAAATCTTCCATGTAATCTATCATCATCTTGAACTTTTTCATTCCAACCCTCTATATAGGTTTTATACATCTTCTCTAAACCTCGTAATTCAAGAAGCCTATCAAGGAAAATTGCCTTAGGTGAATCTGGTTTTTTAACGGTTAACCTTAGATTAGTAAGAGTCTCTTCATCTGTACTTGGTTTACCGGATTCATTATTCTTAATTACCTCAAAATGAAAACCTTCTTCCGAATACATCAATGCAGGTAAATCAACTGAACTACCCAAATTGATAGGTCTTATCAATTCTTGTTCCTTTTTAGTTGTGAATATACCAGCCTTGATATTTGAGATTTTCTGTTCCCTTGATGCAATCTTTCGTTTGTCTTTTGGATCATTATAATCTAGCTCCTCAAGTTCTGATTCGATAGATTGAATATACTTATCAATCTTTTCTTGGTTGTACTTCTTTTCGAATTTCTTTACTCTTGGCAAATCATATATAGCTTGTCTAGCAGCATCTATTTTTGGTTTATATGTTTCCAGTAGTTGATTATTGAACTCTCTATCTAGATATAAACCATTCTTCTCTACTGAAGTGAGTACCCTTGATGCAGACATTATTAGATTTCTAAAAGTACTGTATAAACCCAAATCAATTAACTTCTTCTCAAAGAATATCATTAATCTAAGAGTATAATCTGTATCTTGACATCCATAATGGCAAAGTGGGTCTAATCCTTTTTGATCCCAAGGTATCTTATCGAAGGCATCTTGCTTTTCATAATTACCGTACTCAGGTAAATACCTTCTTACCATTGATTTTAGATCATTGGGTTTTTCTTCATTTAATAGGTATTTTGCAAGCATACCATCTAAACAAGTACCTCTATAGAATATTTGATATTTTTGATTTATCTGGTCATCGAACTTCCAGTTCCATGCAACCTTTACAATGTCGTAATTCTCAATTACCTCTTCTCCAAATTTCCTTAGCATCTTTTTCCAATTCCAACCTGGTGAAGTATAATCTTTTGTTTCGAAATGGTCTAAAGGAATGGAAGCACCAAATCCTGGCATCCAGGATACTGAGAGTATAGTTGGCTTAAAATCCCTATTATATATGGGTTTTGCATTCGATTCGTAGTCACAGCAAGCATAACCTGTAGCTTTACAACAAGCAATAAGTTTCTTAAGCTCTCTCTTGTTTTTTATTATTGTATACCGTGTCTCCATATTTTAAAATAGAAAAAGGGACATACCCACCAGTAGTAGATACATCCCTCATTATTAGTATTCATCTTTCAAATCCTCTAAATTACAAGATAAGAAATGCCAATCTTTTTTGTATATATGCAATGAATCTATGGTATGATATAGATAACCAGGCTTTACACCTACTTCTTGAGCTACGTATTCCATTAATCTCCAAGCTAAATAAATATCATTACCGAAATGTTGGGCAAAGTCCGAACTTCTTTGGTGATAGCAAATATGTAATACCTTCTCTCCTTTGCCATTCTGACGGATAAGGAAATCATAATACATAGAGCAGGGTATACGTTTATTACCATGGTAATAAAGAGTATCATCTTCACCATTACCATTAAATATTGGTAATACTGCTTTACGAGTATCAGAATCTGATTTTAGTAATTGTATGGTATAGGGAAGAATTACCATCCTTTCGTTATAGGTATAATCAAATTTACCATTTACCAAAAACTGTTCCCATAAATCTTTTCTTAATTCCCAAGCTTTACCTGGATTAATTATATCAGAGGTATCAATCCTTTCTTTAAACTCGGCATCTGCCCATTCTTTTGAATGAGAGAATACGAATAACCATACCGGGTCTCCCAATGAAGTTAAGCAATATTGTTGGCAAATGAGTTCTTTTGTTATAAAATCCTCATTACCTTCGATTACCTTATTCTGATAGGTCTTTGGTTTCACAATTTGACCATAACTGTTGAGCTCTCTGCCCATTTCTGACATTAACTCAAAACTGTTCGAATAAATCCTCATTTCTTTTGTTGTTTTAAAAGTTTTTTCTTATATGCTTTACGTTGAGAGTAAGAGATTACATTCTCCGGGTATTCTATATCCTCATACTCGAGAAGTAATTCTTTTGCTTTCATTGATTTATATGTTTCCTCATATAAATCTGGTCGAAGCACTTTAAAACTTCTAAAGAATACCTTGAATGAAGAGAATTCCTTCTCTGTACCCTTTTGGAATTTCTTCCATATCTCTTTTATTCTCTTATTCCAAGCATTCTCTTCTGCCCCCTTAAGTACCTTCTTCAATGGCTTATGGGTATGATACATTAGAAGTGTCTCCACATTTCCGTACATTTGAGTCGCGAATAGGTTGATTTGTACTGACTGATCCGGACCATATACGTACTCTGACATTCGTTGAATTAATAGGAAATCGAATATTAACCTCTTGGTAATCTCAGAAGCCCGAACTACCATTGTAATAACTGGGATGTCCTCCCCGAATCGTTTTGAAAAAGTCGCTGCTATTAGACATTGCTTTCCGTTATCATGATGATTGTTAAACATATAAGTTATATTGTAATTCTGATTGTACTTATTTCTCAGTACTCTCAGTTTACTACGCAACAAGTCAAGCTTATTAAAATCTATGTAGTTATTCAATAAGCTAGTCCACTTAGTTTCTTTGTAATTGAAACATCTCCCATAATCAAATTCGGGGTCTACCCAAGCTTTTCGTATCTTTATAAATACATTATACACTACTGCTACCCCACTATTGGCAATAGCCCCCTTTGCAAATAAAGTAGGCTCTAATCTTAGGAATCCCTCATTGAGTTTTTCCCATGCCTCTTGTGAAGTAGCAAATTCTAACGAATGGAGGGACTCCTCCGGATTAAGTTGAAGTCCCTCTAATCTTGAGTTCCATCCTGACATGCTAGTAATTAGTATTTTGTCTCCATAAATTGAGACGTTGTTTTTTAAAGAATAAACTAAATAATCCACAAGGAGTAAACCCATTCATGGCTAAAAATCCCATATAGAGATAGAATGACTTTACCAAAGATTCCTGAAAATCTATTTCTTTGGTCATCACTTGAGTTTGTTTCCAGGGTCTACATTTAAGGAAGTTCCTTGCTTTATTAAGTTCATATATTACTTCCCATAAATATAGCTTCTCATTTTCATGAGATATCTCGCTCATTTCATGAAAACCTGGGGTATAAGAAACTATCTTATCATATTCTGCTATATCTTCTCTTGCCCAATCAGTTGGACTTAGTATAGGGTATTTCCTTACACTTCGATGGTCTGGGTACTTGATGAGTAAGTCTTTGACTCCAATTGCCATTACCTCAAATAAACTCTTTGCATCTTGGTATTTTAATATATCTTCTGGCAATATATTAGAATACAAAAGCAAAGTAAAGAAGAATCCCAAGGCATCTGCTTGTTCCTCATTTGCATTTGCTAGATGATTTAATACCTGAGTGTATTCTTCTGAGGTTAAGCAATCATTATTCCATCCATAATCACGATATATAGATACTACTTCATCGGTAGATTCGAATCCTTCGGTTAATTCCTCAATAACCCTACCAATAAAATCCTTTAGGATAACTTGGTTCTTTGGGTTATTTATATCTAAAGGATAATCTGGTAACTTCTCTATAGATTTATATCCAGAGAATTGTTCTATCCCAAGATCATACATTTCTTGTAGTATCCGTGCCTCAGTTTCTTCTACCTGAGGCACTTGTTCATTTATATTCCTTATGTCCACTATTTTATGTTTTGAGATGAACCAAATCCTTTATCTCCTCTGCTTCCACACATTTGTGATTCAGTATAAAACTCCTCTTGCTGAATCTTCTCTGGCTCGGTAATATAAATTGGTACATGAATAAATTGTACCAGCTTTTGACCAGCCTCGATAACCTGAATTTCTTGAGAAGTGTTATATACCCCAATATGTATCTCTCCAACATAAGGGGAATCCACTATCTCGGCAGTAAAGATTAACCCTTTCTTAGTAGCTATACCAGATTTGTTTGCTGCCATTAACATAGATGCAGGAGGTTCTAGCAAACCTTTGATACCCGATGGGATAAGTATACGATGACCTGGTTTTAAAGCTATATGCCTTACAAAGGCTTCACTAAAGGGTATATCCAAATCATACCCTCCTGAATCGAACCCATTCTTAGAATGGATATCCTCTGAAGTCAGGTTGGTTGGTACATAAAAATCTAACCCAGCATCATTTGGGTTTGCTCTGTTGGGAGATACTACCTCCCTTACTTTGATAAATCTAAATCTGTTCATAATATATTATATTTACGTAAAAGTTGTCCAAAGGTTAATTTCTCGGGTCTAGAAACATGTACTCCCAATGAATTACACATCCTGATTACATCGGTAGAACCCTCCATACATAAATTAGCAAGTACATCTTCTTGCTTTACAAAATAGTTTGGGTTGTTAAGGTATACCTTGAACATAGCCCATATCATTTCTATTGGTTTCATTATTTAGTACACTCTTTATAAAGTTCTCTAATACGTTTTCTGGGTACTTCAAATTTCTCAACTGTCTTTGAGATAATTTCTTTTTTCTCTTTGCCTTTCCGAATCAAGCCTCGGATGTATTTCTTGATACCAACCGTATCTTCTAATACATCCAAATCCTTGTATTGATTCTTCTGTTCTAGCTCTTTCCTTGTGATATTCAAGTTCTGAGACATCTTGAATGCACATAGCTCTGAGTCTCCGCATAGCTTACACTCTTTAGTTGATAGGTCATACCCAATACCGAAGCAAGGGTCTCCATTAGTTCCCAAAGTACTTAAATCTATGGGAGTAAGAATATCTTGCTTCGATAAGTCAGGAAGTTGTTTCTTTTTCTTAGCCATTATATATCTTTTTTACGTTTATATAAAATGTATATTTCACTGTTATCTTCTATGGGAACATAGGAATAACCGATGTTATTTATAAATAGTTCCCTGAGTTTATATAATTCTTGGTATGAATTTCTATCATAGCTCTCTTGACATACTTTGACTACCATACCATTACTCCAGTACAAACAAAAGAAATGAGTAAAACATTCGGGGGTATTTTGAGAAGTTTCCAAGTTTGATATCCATATCAAATCTCTACAGTTGAATACATGTTTAGGATTATGTACCTCTCCCACAACAAGAGACTTAAACGACTTAAACCATTCTTTAATCTTCTTCATCATAAGTGTAATTAAGGTGTTTACAATGGGGACAGACCCATTCTTTTAAATGCCATCCCTTGATTTCTAAATCCTCTTTATGAAAACGTTTCTTACATGAATGGCATTGATAGCCATCCTTAGAAAGTATGAAGTCTAAAGCGAGTATTATTATCATAATAACAACCGCTGTAATTAAAATATATTTCTCCATCACTGAAAGCCTTTAATTTTCTTTTTAGTGTTATTGGGTTTTCCTTAAGAGTACCCAGCAATAAATACCGGATGCAGAGATTTGGATTATCCTCCAACCATCTGATAATAGAGTAGTTAGTTTATTATCATCCTCATCTCTGATACATATTAGTTTATCATTATTCATAATGCCTATATGCTTATTAATTGTAATCTTCTTTTCCTCCTACGGAGAAAAAGTAAATACTCATAGTACTTCTAGTTAACTCTTAATAAGGCTATGGTTAGGATGTTTCTTCCATAGCTTATCTAACAGTATTACTTTCAATTCTTGTCTCTGATAATATTGCTTCCGATGTTTACCGTGCCTATCTAAATAATTCCCAGGATAATGAAGGTCATCAAGGTATACTTTCTTTTTCGATTTATCGGTTCTTACCAAACGACCAAGAAACTGAATAGATTTTTCCTGACTATCCATGCTTGCTGCATTAAGTAAATACCTAAGCTTAGGAAAGTTTTTACCTCGAGCAATGATTGTAGTTGATACCAGGATATCTATTTTGCCTTCCCTAAAATCCCTCATTATTTGTTGTCTTAACTTAGAGGGAGTATTAACATGCACGTAGGCAATATTATAGGCATCGCCCAGTTTCTTTTTAAAGAACTTATATAGATTTTCACAATGTGCAATATGCTTGCATACTACAAGAGCAGGATATCTACCTTGATTAATATTCCATCGTAATCGATTATAAGCCATGGTCCACGCGGTATTATTTTCGGTAATAGAATCATCATATATATCCTTATAGGATATACAATCAGATTCCCAATTACCATACCAAGGTTTACCGGGTACCATCTTTACGATAGTTTTAGTTGAGTAACCCTTCTTGATGGAATCCTTAAGTTTAAACTCAGCAATCACTTTACCAAAGAAACATTCTAGGTTCATGTTCTTGACCTTATCCTTAGCAAGTTTACTCATATAAATGGTACCGGATAATCCTATACGAATTCGGGTATTAAACAATCTAGTGATTACATTCTGATATTGCTTACTACCTCCCTGGTCAGCCTCATCTATAAGTACCATATCTATTTGAGATAATTCCTTTTGATAGAATCTCATATTTCTCGAAATAGATTGAACCATACCTATAGTAAAGTTACTCCAGTTTAAAACCTTGCCTTGAACAAAAGTGATATCTTCTCCGGGAAGATATTGCTTAAATTCTTCTCTAGCTTGATTTAACCAATCTGAGTCATTAGTTATTAGCAAAGTCTTTAACTGTTTCTTATAGGATAAATATAAAGACGACATGATAAGGGTTTTCCCAAAATTTACAGTCAAATCCAATACTCCAATTTGAAAGGGTATATCTCCTACTCGATTATTGATTACAGATTTAACTGCTTTCTCTTGTTCTGGCCTTAATTTATATTTACCTATATTCGTAACTACTTCACTGACTTTAGGTAAGGGTTGTCTCATATCTACAACTTTAGGTTTAATCCCCATTTCAATACACATATCGTATACCTTAGGAAGTAAACCTATTTTAAATTGCCCGGTCTTGGTGATGTAATGGATCTTACCATCCCAATTCTGCATACCTCTTTGCCTTGTACGTAAATAGAAGGCATTCGGATGTCGAATGGCAAACTCATTATAGAGTTTCTGCGCATACTTGAGAGGTATATCAAGTTCACACATATTACCATTCTGAATAATTATCTTACTCATACTAATCTTTTATTTTATCCCAGAGACTCCCCTCTACTTGAGGTTCATCATCCAGGAGTTGTTTACTCTTATTCTTATATAAGTATTTATTATATCTTTCAATGGCTTTATCATTGTACATCTGACTTGGTTCTGGTAAACCATTACACCATGCAAGAGATTCGAATTGGGCATCAATGAAAGATTCGAAATCCCAATGCTTCTTTTTTAAAAAATCTCCTAACCTTACAAAGTGTATATATTTCTCTGGTTGATTCTCATAAGATTCATATATGCCAGTTGCTTTAGCAATCTTACCTATAAAGTAATCATGTATCTCTTTAGTAAGTTTTAAATCTGAATCCTGCAATTCGATCTCGGCCGATATTTGATTAGTGATGTTCTCTTGCATAGATAATAACCTTTGCATAACATTACGATAATCAGTCATCCTCTTTAACCCGGTCTCAATGTATTTGATAAAACCCTCTCGAGTATCAAGATTAAAATCCTCACAAAAAGTGTTACATACTTCGGCAAGCTTTTTACAGTTTGCCCATTCTCGAGAATTACTCTCATTTATTTTCCGAACTCCCCGATGCTTTAACTTTATACGAGTTGCATATAAAATATCAGCAACAAGGGCAGCATCCCCCTTAGATGCTAGTAAAATGTTATTAACTCGCTTAGTATTCTTACTATTAGAAACTAAGACTGCTCTATGATTTATTGCCTCCTTTCGAGCAATAACAAAAAAAGCCTCAACTGGGAAGTTATCTACCTCTAGGGTATTTAATATTTCCTCAAACTGAGACTTAGTTATATGGATAGATGGTTCACGCATAAATATATTATTTTATAATATAATAGGAACTCCCTATTTCAATGAGTTTCTGATAGCAATCAATTCTTGATAACTCTGGTACCGAGTAGAATATACTAACCTCATAACAGCAGATTTTCCTAAATCATTACAATCTTTTCCTTCTGGTAGAAACACCACCTTGACCTTTTTATAGGCAACAAGTTTGAGCGCAAGATTGATTGCATATTCTTTGGCATCTGGGTCCAGGAGTATAATATATCTTTGGCATTGGGATTTAAGTAGTTCATTGACTTGGTACTGACTAATAGCTTTGCCCATTGTGGCAATTGCTCTATCCCCAATTGTGAGAGCATTAAGTGCTCCTTCGCAAATGAATACCGACCGATACATCTCCAATGCGTCATGATTAAAGATGATAAACTGTTTTCCCAAACCGGTGATGTCTTTGTCTGGGTTATTATACCTGGGTCCTTTTCCGATAACATTTCGAGCATTGTAATACCTAAGTTGTCCTCGATAATAAAACGGGATGATAAGGTACCCATATGTCGTACCCATTGTTCCATATCCGATACCACATCTTGAAAACTTCTCGAGGTTAAAGCCGCGTTTCTTGATATATCCACGAATGCTTTTTGCAAGTTGGCTGTCTCCGAGCGAAATATTTCTAAATCCATCTGGGAGATATACGGGCTTACTTTCGGCAAGTTCGATTTTCTCTTCCTTAAACTGTAGTTCATCAAATTGTCCATTGTTCAAAAAATTAATTAGTTCATGGTACTCAGTAAATCCTTCTATGTCCATTATTAGTTGAGCAGGAGAAGGATGGGCATTACATCTAAAACAATTGGTTCTATACATAGAAAGGTTAACTCCCAACTTCTGTTCTCTCCCGCAATATGGGCAAGTGGGAATGCGTAACCATCCGTGCTTATAATCGAATGCTCCCAACCGTTTAATAAAGTATGTCCTTAGTCTAGATTTAAACTGGTTTGTTATTTTCATATCTTTTCTTCCCGCATATATTACAGTAATACTCTACATGACGTTTCTCATAATACTGGGCTTTGCTTCTCCCGCCTTTCTTAGAAAAAATTGTCCTACGAGGTCTCTGTTGGGAATCCTGGTATATTATCTTTAAACTTACTCATACTTATATATCTCCACTATTATTAGCCCTTTTCTTAGAATCCGCATCCGGGTTAGTATTCTTTTTAAATTGTTCATCCAACTTACTACCATACACTCCATCATATTGTTTACGTTGTTCCCTTGTAAATTCCGTACATCTTTGCCTTTCGACATCGCATTTGAATAATGCTCTACCGGAAGGAAGACCATCCCTTTGTACTACTATCTCAGCTCGAAGAATATTATCTTTTTCTTCTTGCTCAGTAGAGTTAAGACCCATGATAACCTGGGCATTACGAACAATGGCAATTGAACCAGAGATATCATTCTCATCGTATCTAGTAAGCCTATGCTTTTTACCTTCACGAGTAATGTGATGGGCAGTCCATATAATATCTAAATGTAATTCCTCGGCTAAGTTCTGAAGGTCTACGTATACATTAGATATCCTTTCGAAATCTTCTCTATCACCCGCTATTGATGCAAGTTTACCAGCGTAGTCAACCATAAGAACTTTAATATCAATCCCTTGATTACGAAGTTGAATTATCTTTTCCCTTATATAAGTGGTATTAGTAATCATTGCTGGTACACGCTCAACCACTAATTCAACTCCAAACCTTGCAAGTTTCCTTAAATGCTTTGCCTCAAGTTTATCATACTCACCAGAGTATAATTCTTTCTTAGTTTTATTGATACTGGATTGAATAAAACGGTCCATGATTTGTTCTTGGCCATTTTCTGTATCAATATATAATACTGACTTCTTCATTCTGAGATAACCTCTTGCAAGGTTTACCATAAAGAAGGTTTTCTTTGCCTTGGGTTTATCGAGTATTACATTAACGGAATGCTCTGGATAACCTCCTGCATTAGTTAGTTCATTCAACTGCCTAAATGGGCAAGGTATAACTGAGGGTTCTGATTGTCTTCTAAACTGTCTCTCGGTAATATCCCGAATCATATATAAAGGTTCATCTTCTTTCTTAGGTTTACTTTTCTGAAGTACCTTTTCAATCTTCCTCGAATACTCTTCGTATTGTTCGAAGTTATCCAAATCAAAGGAATCATTTAAGTTCTTCATCTCAACATAAGTAGAGAACTGATATATCCTTTCTTTAATATAATCCGAATCCGATAAAGGTATATGGTACAAATTACTTATTATCTTTTCTATATTAGGTATATCATCCTTCGTTACCAAATCAACGTATGTTTTGGATTCTAGCAATTCTTTTATTACTTGCTTTAGAATATTCTCTGAAGGCATCTTACCTTGCTTTTTAAAATACTTAGCAATGCCCTCGAATATAAGAGCATGCTCTATGAGAACCAGATAATTAGCTTTAATCCTCTTTAGGACTAAACCTCCCTCCTTATCCCTTAAAACAAACCGGAGTATCTCTAATTGAAAATCCGGACTGAACGAAAACTTAACTTGTTCTTTAAATTTCTTCATATCTATATTGCAATATTATATAAACTAATAGATTTTGATAGTACCGAGATAGTTCTAAGTAAGTATGTTGACATCTATCTAGAAACTACTAATCCACTACCTTAAGCTCCCGAATATTTAATATTATTATTTTATATAAGAAAAAATACTTATATTTGCATAACGAATATTTAAAAACATGGGAAGAAGTAAAGGAAATAACGGTTCAGAGCTTCATCGATTAAAACCTATGCAAGAATATGATGAAGCTACTTTCAACAGACTTTATAAAGTTTGTAAGCCAGTAATTAGAAACCTTACCAGACAGATTGATTATAAACGATTTAATCTTACACCGGATATTATCCAATCTTATTTCTGGGATAAGATGTTATTTGTTTTCAACAGATACTATGGTGAATGTACTGAAGAACATCTTAAAGCAAGAATCCTTGCATCACTTAGTACATTCAAAAATAAATTGCTTCGTTCTGCATACGGAGAACAGGCAGAGTATAATCAAAGCCTCTTTAAACTCGATGACTTATTCGATAATGATAAAGAATTAGAGGATGATACAGAAGAAGAGAAAGCTAAATCAGAAATGCTTGATATGATGTATACTTATATGAAGGATAAGCTTTCTCCAGATGCCTATCTTTTGTTTGAGGTATTAATTACTCCTCCCCCTTTTATCAAGGAAAGGCTTGAAAATAGTACTCGAATAACTAATATGATGCTTATCGAATTTTTCGAAATGCCTAAGACTAATGAATCTATGAGATATATATCAGAACTTAGACAAGATATACAATATTGGGAAGACCGAGCTAAAGAAGAACTTAAGTATTAACACAAAAGAAAAGGGGCGTTTCCCAACGTCCCTCTCCCAATTAATTTTTACTACGCAAAACACGGATTGTAAACAAATGTTTACTCTTAAACAATACAAATAATACACATGAGTTTTAATACTACTAAATAACTAATAACAACTTTATGATGATATTTTTTGGATATATCGTAATGTAATAGTCGGTGGCAATTTCTCAATATCCAAAGTTTCTACCGAAGTTTCTTGTAAGAAAGATTCCCCTAATAGGTTCCAGCTTACTACGATAGCACCATCTTGAATACCCTTGGTAGGAGTTCCTCTACCGAAATCTCCATTCAATCCCGTCTCCCTATTAAAGAAAGATTGAGGACGAACGTTCTCCCAGTTATTGGCATCATCTTGTTTACCTTTAGATACACCAAGAGCATGCCTATGTCTTGGTAAATCATCGCCTTTCAATTTAATAACAAAGTTACCTTTAGTGGGAGTATAGAAATCCCCAATATTCTGTAGCATCATCTCGTCTCCAATTTGAATACCTCCGGCCTGATATCCTATTACTATCCTACCTGAAGCCTTTGTATATTCAGCCCATCCTTTAGGGATTACATCGGTTTCCCATAAAATTATTGAACCTATGGGTAAACTAGCAGTATTCAAAGAATCAGAGAATTCCTTTCTGAGAGCTTCTAGTTGCCCATCAATGTATTGCTTAATATTCAATAGATTCCCATTTTCATCCTCTACCGGAAACCCAGTATTCATTTTCTCTACTTTAGTTATGGATTCTTTCATCATACTGTGAGTAGCAGTAGTATATGGGATCTCCTGGAATTTGCCCTGATAGGGTACAATAGCAAAGTTCTCATTTCTTTTAGTCATAGCATCTGTACCCTTACCATATATCCCGATAAGAACAACAGAATTCTTATTATTAGAATAATAAGGGCAATCAGTCTCTACCATCTCTAGAAGATTGCTATAGGTCATATCGTAATTAGAATATACATCATTATTAATGATATCCGGTGTACGATTCTCTTCGGCAATCGGATAATAAATATCCAGAGACTTTTTAAACAAGGTGTAGAAGCTTTCGGAGGATTCATTCCAATAAGCTACAAAGTCTACTGGGTTATCTACAGGTTCGGAGATAGTAGTGTGTACTGCAAAGAGTAATACCTCTTCCGTTGAACCTTGGGTACCTTGGATGTTCTCAATGGTAATAGTTTGTTCATCAGATATAAATACATACCCATCCCTTGAAATACACCCAAAGTTTACATCTGGCAATTCTCCATCTTCTGAAGCCTTTGCCATATACCTTGCCATAATCCTATCCTTGATTACATTGGCATACTTACTTCCAGCAACTCCCTGAGGAGATACCACTAACTTGTTACCATTTATGGTAGCTGAGCCAAATCCACAGAATGGTCCTAAACCAGAAGGAGCAGCAATTGCCTCTGCTGCTTCCTTTGATTTAATAATACCTTCATACTTAAAGTACGTCTTCATTGTCCTTAGTATTTTTAAATTGATTCCTTTGTTCTGACATATCTTTAAATGCTTCACCTACATCCTTGAACTTTAAGGTTAACAATTTAAAGAGTATTCTCCATATACTATGCCGTTTCTTAATACCATGTATTTCACAGATGTGTCCATATATACTATCTACTTCGAAACAGTAGCATATTACCATAACCGTTATTGATACCACTATTGGGTTCATCCCATAGGGTTCTCCAATAGCTTTACCAAGTACAGCACCAAGTAGAACATAGCAGATATAATCTACTATCTTGTTTAGAGTTCTTCTTCCAGCTCTAGATTTTCGAATTTCGATTTTCTTTAACCTACTTGCCGATAACCCAAACCATAAATCTGATAGGATTAGAATTATTGCAAGAATTATCATCCATCTCAAATCATACAAGATTTGTGTACACTCTCCCAATATACCCACAGTGAATGCCTTGAATAAAGACTGAGTTGTGGTCTCTGTTATTCTATCGATTGTTGAATTTATCATTGTTCTACTATTTGCCAAGATTGATTACTGTAAGTTGTAATGGTAAATGTTTTCTCTGAGAGGTCATCATGTTCCCATTCTAACTTTTGAGGACTAACGCTTAAGAGGTCTGCATCTACTACAGTGAACTTAGTTCTCTTTGAAGTATCTACGACAGATTCGAATATATACTCTCCAGCTTGTGCAGTTACAAATTCATAACCAGCACCACCTGCGTCATAAGTAGTTACTTTACCAACTTCCCTTATTCGACTATCGAAGTCAGGTTTATTAGAAGTACACTTGATTAAAGTAGATACTTGTTTAACATTCCCCTTTAATTCTGCATAAGTGGGAGTACAAGAAATCTCGATGATTGTAGGATAATCTTCCAGTATTACTTGACATCTTAATGAAGAACCATCATCTGCCACAAAGGTATAAGTCCCAGCCTTGGTAAGAACAATTTCCTCATTAAGGTTATAGGTTTCCCCGTTCTCATCACAGGTAGCAGTACCACTTACATTGACCCCATTTTTCATTTCCTCAAGATGGAACTTACAAGCAGACTTCTCATCCAGTAATTGGTATACTGCATAAGTATCATCTATCTGGTCTTCTGGTAATGCCCAGTTGGGTTCTTTCCAATGACTGTCTGTAGCATCCGAAGGTACTATCTTTAATTTATTCTGATATACTACTGGAGAATTATTAACTACCAAAGTAGTCTTAGCAGTAGGGTAAGCTACAGACTGGAAGGTATAAGTCCCTGCCCTATTTGCAGTATATACATAACCATTCTGAGCATCAAAGGTTTCCCCAGTTTCAATTACCCTTACTCTGTAATCATCCCCATTACCAGAAATACGTTGTATCTTTACTGTAGCTTTTGCAGAGCCATTGAATAATGTGACTGTTGGTGGGCTAACCGTAATTCTATATACTGCAGTCTTACCAGATACTACTTCGAATATACCTACACCTTCATTGGTTTCCCTTTTATCCAGTGTACATTTAAACTTATAAGTACCATAACTATTAGCAGTAAACTTATCACCGTTCTTAAACAACTTAGTATCACCAATTAGCCTACAATATAGTTCACCAGTAAATGATTCTGGGTAATTCGATTCGATGGTAAGAGTGGTAGTAGCATCCTTGATACTTTGCTTATCCCCAACTCTAAATTCAGAAGGTGTACATCTTACCTTATATGTAACCTCTTCTCGAGTTACGACAAAAGAAGTTTGCTTCACTGGGAACTCTACTACCTCGAATATATAGGTACCTGGTTCGGAAAACTCCCAAGTTGAACCAGAGACTTTCACTATATCCGTACCAGATAATCGTACATTACAAGTTTTCACTGTACCCTTATAAGATACATTTGCCCTTACTACTGTACTTACTTTTAGGTTAGTAGGAGTTATCTTTCCAGTAATTGGGTCGCAAGTAATAGAATATACTCGATTATAGGATTCTTGATTAACGGTGATTTGGGTTACCTTAGTAGGGTCTCCCACACTTCTAAAATAATAAGTACCTGCCCTGGGTATGTTAAAGATAGAACCACTTTCATGTTTGGTGTAACCCCAGTTTACGTTATCACTGGATATCTGGTACCTTAAGTCAGCATTTACCCAATCTGAAGTTACTGTTACCCTCACTGGTACTTCATATACTTCAGAAGTAATCAAATTGGGTTGGTCTGGATTTACTAACTCGGCTTTAATAGTATACCCATCATTTACGGTAAACCCATATTGAATATTGAAAGATACATGATAGGGTATGAACCTTTTAAAGAAAGCCTCTACAGCTTCTCTAAATTTTCTAAAAGCTGCCGAGTTCGAAGTATATCCATGACCTGTAAGTCTAAAGGTTACTGGTATACACTGAGAACAATCAAAAGTATTATCGTAAGTATACTTATCGTCATACTGATAGTATTGGTCAAAGTGTGGATTGCCTTTTACCCAACCATCATAGCTATCTGCTTTTGCAGGGTCTGTTACTACGCAGGTTAATCCATACAACCTCATCATTATCTCGAAGAACTCAGAGGTGCCTCTTATTTTAAAAAGAGATATCGAATACTTCAGGATGTTTCTTACTTGAGTACTGGTTAAAGTAAAGGGTCCCTCCTTTGGTATTATCCAAAGCTTAGATAACTCTTGGAGTTTATCATCGGAGTAGAACCCATTAAAGTACTCTGCCCATTTCTGTGCATCTATAGTGTTCCCATAAGCAAAGGGCATTTCTCCGAGGAATTGCCAAAGGAAATTGAGATACATATCCGGAGCCTTATCTATATCAATAATGTCCAAGATATTCTCAATATCCTTTGTAATGTAATCTTCAAAATGCTCTCCACAAATTTCTAGAAACCTCTCTAAGATGCCTTTGCCATTTACCTTATAGGTATCTTGAGCTTTATACTCGAATGGCAAAAAGTCGATTAGATTTTTGAGGTTTATCATTATACAATTTCTTTTACGGTTAAAGTCAATTGTGAAGCATTTTCGAATACTGGTAAATTAAAACCGGGGTCTTCATAGTCATGGTTAGGTTCTGATACCGTAATAGAATATCTGTAACCAGACTGATAATTATTGTTCTGAATATCCAAAGAGAAGTCAAAGCCATTAGCCTTATCTATTACCTGTATAGAATTACCTACAGTACCAGTAGCCATATACCCATTTGATACAGAACGTACAGTAAAAGTAGTTGATGAATTGAAGGTAATATAGTAAGTCATAGACCCTTTAGCCTTATTCAATTTAAACTGACCCAAGTTCAATTCTTTATTACCATAGAGGGTAGTAGGCCAAGGTTTAATATAGAATTTAGTAAGGTGAAGGTAATCTACTGTTGATAAGTTATCAATTAAGGCATAAATATCTGATACCCTTACGCTCCCTCCTATCTGAGCTTGCTCTGGAGAATAGGCATTGTATAATGCTGTAAGAATTTGAGTTTGTATCTCTGCAGTCTTATAAGACTTCTTACCGGTAACATCCATCTCTAGAATAATCTGAACCTTGCCTGCAGATTTAACCTTCAACCAAGTAGTCATAGGAGCCCTTTGGGATAATAAATTATATACCCTATTAATTAATTCAGAAGAAGCAACTGCTCCACCATCTGGGCTAATATATACGGTAAGCTTTCTACCGCATTCATAATCGGCTTTAGCTTTATTTACCCCATCAACTAACATAGCTAAACTTTCGAAATCCTCTTTGGTAATTGCTACTCCCAAAGTCTTTACACTCAAAGGTATATGTTCTTTGAGCATTGTAAAGTTTTCATAGTTTGAACCACCTCCAGCATCATAAGCATTACTTACAGTAGCATCCGTAATTGAGGAAGATATTACTGAAGGTACAGAAGTAATAGTATTACTCTTTACATTACCCTGAGTACCATTGGTTAAGTAGAATACCACATTGGTTATTTTTGCTCCTGCTGCAGGCTTCTTACCAAAGGTACCATCTCCAAACATTATATAAGGATTGAGTGCCTCATCTACTGAAACCATGAAATGCTTATCTGTGGGTTTGGATTTTGCAAATGTATCTACTAATACCCAAGTTTCCCCACCTATCTGTAATGACATAGAGCCTTGTTCATAATACTTACCATTGGGTAGAGTACCAAGATGAATTATAACTCTATCTCCAGTGGGTATTACCATATTATTGAGAGCGCTTGCAGTATACTTCTCATGTTGTATAATTGGTACTTTACAAGTGGTTACATTTGAATACCAAGTTACGTCTCTGGCAGATAACCAAGAATTACCACTAGAATCTGTAAATAAAGTTCCTTGAGGTATAGTTAATTTAGCTCCGATAGAATTACCAGTAATACTTCTGGATAAGATTACATCTACTGTAGCAGCAATTGCTGCTCGAGCATGGTAATCTACCAAAGCCCCATGTTTAACTACCGAATCATACCTTCTTGCCGTAGATAGGAAAGTTTCCCTTGCCATGTTATCTACATAGTAGTGAAGTACTTCGGCAATTGCCGCAAACAATGAGAGGATGATAATTAAGATATTCCCCTCCGAATAATCCGTTATGAGTTTCTGACCTTGAGGGTCTTTGAGTCCCATAAGGGATTCAACCAGCTTGGCCTTAATCTGTTGATAAGACCTCTGGTATGGGTTAAGCCATTTATTTGTGATTCCCATATTATTGTGTATTTAATGAATTATCCGACCGGTCATAGGTGATATCGAGGTACTGACTAGAATTTGTTCCATTTACTACATAGGTTACTTCTATGTGTATTTTTGCATCAACTCTAGTAACTGTGATATTTTGGAAGGTTATCCTTTGTTCCCAAGCACCTATGGCTTGTTTTAAAAACTCTTTAATTATAAAACTTAGGGCTTGTGAGTTTGGTTCCTCAATACATTGCCATAGTTTACTACCAAAGTTTTCCTGTCGAAATCTCTGGCCTATCATGTAGTATAATATCGAACTTATATTATCTCTGATAAGTTTGAAATCTCCATTTACTGGGTACCAACCTCTTTCACCCTTTTCATTAGTTGTAAGTTGGATAGGGTAAGTTACACCTATACCAACTAAGTCTGTAAAGTAATTCTTTTCCATTAGTGTATGCAGGTTTTATCTTCATAATCGTCTACAACGAATTGTGAGAAAGGTTTAATTACTTGAGTTACTGTAGGACCTGAAGAACCGGGTCCAGTAGTTACACCTGAGTGTACATGAGAATTGAACATACTGCGAAGTTGTTCTAGTTCTTGGATAGTTTGATTTAGTTTTTCGGTTAATTGAAAAATATTGATTACTCCACCATTTTCTCCAGTATTAAGTATCATGGAATCACCAGAAGATATGTTTATATCCCCATCAGCATTTATTACTATCTCTTTCTCCGAACGAACATTTACAGGTCCATTGAAATGTAAATTAAGTTCTCCGTTATCATCATCTATGACTATTAAGTTTCCTTCGGGAGTAACTATCCCCATTTTATTGGGACCATCCAGAGGTTGTGGTATTTGACTCATTCCCCAACCATGGTATTCCCAGAGAGGTTTAGTTGGGTCCCCAAATTCAAAAGTAACAAATACCGTATCTCCCACTTTAGGGGCTAGGAATTTGAAACCAGAACTAATTGAACCATGTTGTCCTTTAGGATATGCCCAAGCAAATACTCCACCCATTACCTCTGGAACACATACCTTTACCCTGTTCATATGTTTCTCTACATCGTTATTATCAATAACAATGCCACGATAAACAGAGTAATACCGACCAAGACCCTCTAAGCCTTCGTCGGTTATTATCTTTGCTGTTTCGTAACTCATACCCTTATATTTCTATATAGATTTGACTTGCTATTCGCTTATGCCTTTTAGCTATGTCTCGGTATACTCGATTAGCTATGGCCATATAATTAAACTTAACCCCATAATCTTCAGGCACTTGGATTTGTTTAACTGATATCTTACCAGGAATTAACTTACCCTTAGAGGTAACTGTATTACCTGTAGATAATACTATACCCTCTGCCAAGGCTTGAGGATTATCGGCATTTACTTCAGTATAATAAGCCTTCTTTCGAATAAACTCAGCTTGACCCTTGATATCAATTATGTCTCCCTTATCATTCAAGAAATGCTCATTGTAATATACCTTCTCATTATAAGTAAAGTTAAGATTAAGATTCTGAGAAGTACTTAGGGCTTTTTTATCTTGCCCCTTTTTAGTTTTAGCATTAGCTTTAGCATCATTAGCTACAATGTTTTGAGTAGATAAATCAGTTTTAGAAGTTACAGAGCCAGACTTGGAATTGTTCTTTACTAATTCCATATTAGTTATATACCCTTGACCAGCGTCCATAGAATGAGTACATTGTTTTATATACCAAAGCCCTGACCAACGTTTTCCTACGTTATCTATACGGATTATTTGAGAAGTTGCTAGCATAGGTCTACCTACTACCTGAAGTTGACATACTAACCTTTTCTCAGTTTGCTTTAAACCCCCATTGGCATTAGCATTAGCTGCCCAAGCATACTTATTGGCACCACCGTATCTACTAAATAAATTATGGTAAAGTTTATAAAGAGGTACCTTGAGATTTACCCTTTTCATATGTCTTACCTTAACCCTCTTACCATATTGACCTTGACCATAACCCTTAGTAGTATCAACTTCCATATCGGATAATACTTCAGTATAGGGGTCTTTCTTTAAAGCTTCGAAACCTCTCTCTGAAGCAGGTAATACTCCAGCTTGAAAATTGATACCAGAAGCTATACCCGCTCCTGCTTGTTTAGAGGTATAACCCTCTGGGTCATAATCTAAGGGGTCTACATACTCTTCTACCATAAATTCCATACCATCTTCATCTTCGAAAAGATACATTTCGCATTCTAATAGCTTCTTAAGATTAGCTTCTAACTCTTTACCATTTTTAGAATTTTTTAGTACTTGCTTAAGGGCATTCTTCTTATCATCAGGTAACTCGTTGGCTGCTTGATTAATGGTAGCTCGTACTTCTTCGGTAGACATTTCATCAAATCTCCTTTGCTTACCTGCTTCATAAGCACCTACTGGACCCACTGCTTCATATTCTTCTACTCTCTTTTTATATTCTGCAGTTTTTTCCATGTTATACTGAAGCTGAGTGTCCCAAGCATCCATTACCTCGATTGGTGTAGTAGGATGACTTCTATAATCTTCAAACCTATTGCCAGTAATATTAGACACCATAGTATTATCTACCTGAGCCACATAGGGTCTTAAAGCTAACGGAGGTTTATCCTCTGGCTCATTTATATTAGTTGATAATACCGATAAATCTTTACTATCTGGGTCTAGAGATGGGGCTAATACGGCTTTAACTCTTTTAGTTATTTTCTGAGTAGCAAAAGATACTCTAAGTACTTCCCCATTCTCCCCTTGATATGTATAAGTACATACCGGTTCTTCATGGAATTTCCGATTATGTATGTAGATAATCCCATCTCTTGAATCTACATACCATGGCCCATTAGTGTACCCTTTCATCTTCTGTTCTAATTGAACTAAGACGTTCTTGCCCACCAATCCAAAGTCACTATCAATTAAAGCTTTTAAATCTTCTGGCATAGCTACTTCAGCTACTCCACTGTATTTGTTAGCATAGAGTACTTTACCAGTAGTAGTACGGGTATTCTCTGTGGGTACCTGTAGTGACTCGTATACTTTATTACTTATTATCTGTTCCATTACTGAAATATTTCTATGATTACACCAGTAGCATTCCCACAGCCATTGTCTAAATAGGTAGATAATTTATAGCCTTCCATATCCGAATGGACATAAGCAGGTTGATATCTTAAATCTCCCGAAGAATCAATGCACTTAATAGTTACATGAGTACCTGTAGAATCAAATATGGCTTCGAACTCCCTTACCTTAATTATTTTTATGGGCCCAGATATAAATTGACCATCTGGGTATATATATCCCCACTGAAGACAAATATTTTGGTTCTCTTGAATCTCAGCAATGTCTACAGTATCGGGATTACCCGTATCGAAAGTAATAGTAGCCAAGTTTTCTTTCTCTTCATCGTATCTATAACTCCAGGTACTTATATACGCTCCAAGGGGTATACCTGTAATTGGATTCATTATAGGCATACCTCCAAAATTGAAAAGGGCCAAATAAGGTTGACCCATTCCATTATATAATATAGGTTTCTGTTTAGCTGCCATAAGTCGGTATTCTTATTAGGGTTCCCATTTCTAATTCCTTAAAAGGATTCAGTATCTTATTAGCTTCAGCTATTATGTACCACTTACCAGAATCACCATAATACCTGAAAGCAATATTTTGCAGAGTTTCCCCATCTTTAACGGTATGTTGAATATCGTTAGAGGATTCCGGTACTACTGGAGGTTTAGCTTCTAAGGAATAATCCCCATCGTTGTATTTCAGAGCATAGGCATTATTATATGGGCTAGCTCCCTTTATATATTGGTTAACATCAATCATATTTAATACCTCCTGTCTTTTTAAGTGAATCGGAATTTATAAAATCTCCATAGGATAAGTTATATGCACTTACTCTCTTGAAAATCAATTCTTGAGTTGCTGCTGCAGGCAATAACCTACCATTACCAAAAGTAGCTGGCTTTCCGGGTATCCTTATTCGATAACCGTTCTGAAAGTTCTTCAGAGTATAAGTTGCTGAGGTAAGGATATAATTGTGGTTATCGAATATACCAGAATCCCCCCACTCAATCTTAACAATCGGGGGAGCAGCCTGGTAGCCATTAGATTTAGACCATGCCTCTAATAACCTACATTTATTGATTACCTCTTCTGGATTTTCTGGGTCATTACAGTACCAAGACACATTGAATTGAATAATGTCTTCAGCTCCAGTAAAGTGATACATTGGTACATTGCGACCCATTGATTTAATGGTGGCCCATGTGGTTTCTCCTCTAAAATCTATTTCTGGAGGTCTATTCTGTAAGGTAATGTATTGAGTGGGGTTAACAGTCATGTTATATATCCTTACTTCATTCTGATATATAACATCTGCTTTAGCCTCGAAGTTTCTGTAATTAGTAGTATTCTTATTCCCCTTTGCTGGGTCTACTCCTTCACCTTCTTCTAACCTTGGGAATTGTAATTCCATTCTCCATTTAGCCTGGAGTTGTTTATTTAGAATAGGGTTCTTAGACGATATTTGAGCTTCTCCGATTACTCCATTGGGAGTATAGAGTTTACCCTTTTGAGCATCATCTTTGGGAAGAGTAGAAAGAGTTCGATTGAGTAATATCCGAGCTCTCCATAGTTTATTTAATGGACCCGTAAGAACACCTGCTGTATCTCTTGTAAGGTCATTGTACTTTTCAACAACCTTACCTGCTGCTTTATTTAATACTCTAGCCATAGTGTTTTAGTTTTATATTCCCATTACAAATGCAGCTCCAGTAAAATCTTGTTGAGAACCTGGAGCATAATCTCCAACTGCTTGACCATCTACTGAGATATTGATACGAGAATCTCTCATACCTTCTTTAATAGCTAACCTAACAGCATTAATAAATCTCTCTTCATTCTGGGCTCTAATGGTAGTTGGGTCTTCTTTCTCTTTATTCTGAGCTTCAGTATTCCTATCTACTGAATTACTAAGGTAACTAATACCCTCAATTAATAAAGGAAGACCTACAGTAATTGCTAATCCCCAGGGTCCACCGAGTAATCCCATAAGTCTACCACCTATAGATGTTAAACCTTTTATAGCACCTTGCCTAGCCACTTGACTACCAGCTTGGGCACCTGCTCCAGCTAAAGCCCCTCCAGCTAAATTACCCGCCATAGTAGTTGCTAATGGTACTCCAGGATTTGGTGTCTTAACATATCTTCCGGTTTTAGTGTTATAAAATCTACCAGCAGAATTCATACCAATACCGCTTGACATCATTTGGAGTTGAACCATGGTTCTCATAAGGTTAACCATCCTTACCATGTGTGCTTCCATAATGGCAAACTGAGCATTAGTTTTTATTGCTGCAGCAGACATACCTTCAGTAGAAGCAGTAGCAATAGTTTGTAAATACCCAACAGACCTAATAATACCTCTTACAGTATTAAACCCTGCAACTATAGTACCCACTACTACTGCAGTAGCTCCTATCCTAAGACCAAAACCTCCAACCCAAGTTTCTGAGATAGAATTAATTACATTGATTATAGAGTTACCCACATTTAGTACTGGGGTAAAGATTCTACCCAAAGCCGCACCTGCCGTAACGGTTAAGTTCTCTATACTTGATTCGAATTGGTCGATTACACCTGCATCGGTTTTAAGACGTTCTTCATTGAGTCGATTTACTGCTCCCATGTTTTGGTCATAGGTAGCAAGTATCTTACCCATCTTATCTCTACCAGAAGCAATATCTCGAAGTACTGGAAGCATACCACGATTACCACGAACACCAAAGATATTGAAGAAGGTTGGTGTTTCTATCCGTGAAGGTAAATCTACTGCGGCCTTAGCAAACTTCTGATAGATAGTGTAAAGGTCTATAAGGTTACCTTGAGCATCGAAGAATTCATCTGGACTTAAGCCCAGGTCTGCTAAAGCGTTATAGCCTTTCTTTTTTTGATTAACAAGAGAGAGTTGTAAGTAACGAATCATATTAGCCAGAGAGGTACCTGCCATAGAACCCTGTATACCCATATCCCCCAATACACCAATAGCAGCAGCCGTTTGCCGAAGGTCTACTCCAGCAGTTGCCATATCTGCTCCTGCATAAGATATGGACTGGGCTAAGTCTGTCAAAGATATATTTGCATTAGTAACTGCAGTATATAAGTCATCGGTTACTCTAGCGGCTTCTCCCATTGGGATTTGGTACATTGACATGATATTAGTAATCAAGTCAGCTACACCACCTTTCTGTCCCACTGGCATTGTAAAGATTGAAGCCAGCTTAGATGCTGGCCCAATCATTTCTTTAATAGCATCGAATTTATTACCCGCCATAGCCAGGTATCTTTGTCCTGATGCAACATCCGAAGCAGTAAGAGGAGTTATCTCATTGACATCTTTTGCCAATTGTAACATTTCTCTTTGTTCTGCAATGGTAGCACCAGCAATTTTCGAAGCAGTCCAAACTTCATTCTGAACACCCGCAGAGTATTTATAGGCCCTTGCCATTCCCCCTACGAGCTGCATTCCGAAGTCCATTGTATTGGAAGCTGACATCTGTATACCTCTATTCCAGGTATTCATATCATTCATCATTGTTCTGAATGACTTAGATATCTTGCCAGCCTCTTGAGAGAATCGGTCTTTTAAAACCATGGCAACACCGACCTCTAATATACTCCTACTGGTATTCATAATTTATTTTCTTTTCTTTAGTTGTTTATAATATTGTTCGGCCATTTCCTTAAATATTTTCCTGATTCTATACGGAAGACGTAAAAAGCCGAAATAGTCTAAGGCTATCTCGGCTCTGGTGATATAAACAAAATCACTCTCTAACATTACTCTTCCGTCAGGTAGAAAAAATTGGGTGCCCAAACTATAGGATAAGTTCTTTCTTCTCCAGTTAAGGGATTAGTAATATGGGACTCTCCCTTAAAGATAGGGTCAATAGAGATTATATACTTTCTCATCTCAGCCATATCTTTTGCTGTAAATGGAGTAAAGTTTTCTACCTTCTCCCAATTACCGTCTACTTCTAAGTAAAGATTCCGACAAAGTAAGGGGGCATTCTTAGTTTGTTTATCCAAGGGTAACTTCATGAACTCCTGTTCTCCCTTACCAGTCATACAATCAAATTTGATTTTCTTGCCCGATGAAAGAAGATATTCATGACCGGTTAATTGAATACCCTTTGGATAATAAGGGATGGCATCTGGTTTTTCATCAAATACCCTATTATCAGTGGGTACTTCTGAATAATCGAAAAGGAACTCATGAAGGTCTTGGCCATAAGTAACTTTACCACCGTTCTCTTTACCCCAGTCATATTCAAATTCTACTTCCTCTCCCAATGAGAATATACGAGAATTGAAAATAATTGCATAGCGGTCATTGACTGGTAGATTGAGAGCATCATCAACGGTTAGCTTACCGTTAGGAGTGGCATTAGTTCTAATTACGATTGCTGCAATGAACTTGGTAAGGTTCATTAAAGTTTTCATGTCTGAAAGGTTACTGAGAATGTCTTCATCAGCTCCATTCTGTTCTCTAATTTCATATTCGAAACCAGAGGGTCCGGTAAATCTAAATGTTCTAAATTCCATAACTTTGATATATTTAATGTTTACAAATGTTCATAGTACTCCGTATAACAACAAGAAAGGGGTGAGCTCCTATCACAGGAATCCCACCCCTCCACCGGATCTTAGTGAAAATAGACTAAGGAATTAGTATTTGTCTGCAGTACCCACCGAGAACTCTATGGACTCTATGGTATTCTCTGAAGCCATTCTGTCCAAGTCTAAGCCGGTAATCTTACATGGCCATACCTCTTCGAAGACGTGGGTATTAAGAACCGAAACTCCATCTTCGGCAAGTTCGTTTACAATAGCCGTTTCCCAATATTGGCTTGGTACTAAGCCACCACCAACTATATGGTCTTGGCAAGAATAGAGCCAGTCATGAAGCCAGGTATCTGAACCTGCAGTAGTCATAAGTTTCTCTACGATAAGATTACCTATAGTAACCCTACCAGCAGTTTTAACATCTCTATTGACATCCCCATGAGCCACCTGGTCAATCTCAATATCAGGCAAAGTACAACTTTGGAATAGATAAGTATTGATAGGGTGTTTGGGGAACATGATACTCCACAAGAATTTCTTCCGTGGATTTTTTACTTTTGCTCCCATCGTTATATGTTTATAGGTTATTACTTGTTTCTACAACTGATACAGCCTTAGAAGCTGCATCAATTACAATCTCCATAGTTACCTCTTGCATAGGAACTACATCCTTATACTTAAGGATAGCACGGTACTTACCTTGACGGGCATCTGATTCGTTATTTACGGAAAGATCATCCCAAGAAGTTGCATCCTGGTCACCCATCCAAGTATATTCTGTCATGGCATCTTCGTCTACCAAAGAATCTAACGTAGGTTTAACTTCCAACCAAATTCTTTTCCAAGTACTCCAAACATTGGGCTCTTCCAGGTATTTGTTAAGTACGGGACGAAGGAACTTCTTCAAATACAAATTCAATCTTACGATTGAAAGGAATCTTTCTGAATCCTGTTTTACCTGAGAAGAGAAGCAATGCCATAGCATGGTTTGTTTACCTGCATCGGGAGTATCTTTGATTACCATCTCATTGATATAATTCTGAGCAAGTGTGTTCAGTTCATTATATCGAGAAGGAGAACCATAATTTGGGCATACTGGTCCAACGGCATCTCCAATAACTCCCCGGTTCATACCAGCAAAGGATTTCCAAGGACCGTATTGAGTAGCAGAAGCATCTCCCAAACCTGCAATGGTACCCACTACATCGGAATCCTGAAGGTTACCGTTTTCGTTGTAGTACTTAAGGCCACCACCAAAATAAGCAATGTACTTAGAGTTACCTACAGTACCGAGGCAAGTCTGTACCCAAGTAACCTGAGCTTTGTAATCTCTGGGTTGTGTACCTTGAGTATAATGGGTCAAGTGTTTTGGAACTTCGATATACAGTACCCATTCCATCAACTCTTTTGCCATATCTGCAGCAGCCTTATATACCTTGAGTACATCAGCATCAGCAGTAAGGTGTTGAGAAATATGAGAAATGAGTAACTGATAGAAATCCGTATAATCCCTTACCAAGTCCAGAGAAGCAATCCACTCATCAGCAGTGGGTGTAGTTCCAGCACTACCTACAGTACCGGTAAACATCTTCTCTGTATCAGTAGGAGCAGCCCCACCTACGGTAACCGTAACCGCATTTTTGGTACCATCTACACTCTCGGTTAACCATTTGATTAGGTTCTCGAAAGATGAACCTGCTACAACTACTGGTTTGATATACTCTGAGTTCTTAGCAAAAGCACTAAGAGCAAGGCAATCTACCGAAGTATTATTGTTATCATCGGCAGTTTTATAAGTTACTACCGGACCTTGTTCAAGTACCTGGCCATTGCCCGAATAGATTCTATAATACAAAGTATTAGATTGTTTATAGAAACCTACCTGGAAGGTATCAGTACTACCGATGGGGTCTCCATAACCTTTGGTTACCAATCCCAAACTATAGGTAGTTCCACCAGAAGCAATAGTAATAATTGCAGCCGGTGTAGCAGGTTCTGGAACTGCAGAAGCAGGAGCTATTCCTTCTTCTTCTGATTTAGCAACTGGAGCAGTTCTACTTGCTGTTGCAGCTACTGTACCTTGAGTAGCTCCTTTACCGAGCACTCGAATAACACGAAGCTTAGAACCACCCTGCAAAGCCTTTTCGATATTTGATACAGAACCATCTGGTACAATTTCAGAACCATATATTCTTTGGAACTGAGAGAATGTAGAAATGATTTCTGAAGGGTCATCGTATGGACCTTTAGTAGTTCTAGCCAATACACAAGAAACTCCTAACATAGGAGTAGTTTGAAGAACGTTATTGTTCTTAAACTTAAAATCAACATGAGGTGAAGTTGGCATAATTCTATTGTGATTAAAGTTAATTACTTGTTTAATTTATACCCTAGAGTATTGTACCTATACCTTATGTACTTTTAACTCTAACATTTCATTTTCATTTTGTTCTAACAACCCAATAAGAACTGAAATATCCTTAATGGGTGTAAGTGTCCCCTCTTCCAAAGCCTTCTCTGGAAGAATACCATCTTTACATATGTAAGTATATACCTTTTCAAGTATTCCATGTTCTACATCTGGATGATCATAATAATTACCAATTTCAATGAATAGGTTTCCGGTAGGTGCAAGCCTGCCCTTGTCCCATTCCTCTAAGTCATTGAAATAAGGTCTTACGTATCCTCTAGCAGGTAAGCCAGTATATAAGATTGTATGAAGTAATCTCATATCGGCTTGAGTTTGAGAAACTAGATGTACATCAATAGTGATATCCTTAGTTTCGTAAGGGAATTCAGAAGCTTGATAATTACCATCTTCTAGTTTATCACCAATGATGTATTTATTCACACCAATATCTCCCGCATAATAACCCTGTAATTCTATGGTTATCCTTGGGAGAGTTTTAGGTCCTTTCACTTGATTATTTCCGATACCAAATAGGGGTATAAACTTCTTCATATTCTTAATCGCCTCTTGAAATCTTTTTTCGTTTTCTTGAGACAAAGGTAAGAAGTCTTCTGGATTCAAAGTTAGACCCATTTCTAACATTGTACTTAGTAAAGAGATATAAAAAGTTCTTTCTACTATTTCTTCTGAGTTTACCATTAAAGTCCTAATCTAATATTTAATTGAACACTCTGATTGCCATTGTCATTAATATACCCATTATAAATTACCTGAATACCTCCAAAACCACTCATTATGGTTTGTAAATGACCAACACAATTTAATTCACTAACCCATTGAGTAGCAATATTTGAAGGATAATCGGTAAGCCATACTTTAAAGGGTATTGGTTCAGAACCAATACCTCCAGGGAATTGACCCTCTATTGTCTTACTTATATCGGTTATCTTAAATTGTTTTATAAATTTAGCAACTTGAATACCGTTGATAAGGTAGTACTGATAACCCTTTACATTACTAATCCGAGCAGTACTAGTATTTTGACCAAGATTTGGGAATGGTATATTCGGAGTTGGTTCAAAGCCATACTTAGTAGTTCTAATACCTGGAGATTGAGTTATATTTAAAACTATCTCTGGGTTAGGTTCTTGCTGTGAGATAATCTTAACCGTAGTAGTTCTTTCTAATGGGTCATAGTTACTTGGGTTGTGATCTTGATTAGTAGATTTAGTTTTGATAATAAGCTTACCTGCAGCATTAGCTTCCCCAATTTCTTGGGTTACCTCTAACCAATCGGATGAGCTTTCTAATTTCCAATCTACAGCACGGTATTCATCTTGAGGCTCATTATTTATAAACTTCTGTTGGTAACTATATACCTCTATTTCTAGAGTCTCACCCCTTTTAGTACCATCGAAAGTATGGGAAGTAGTTTCCGGAGTGATACTAAAATAAGTTCCCCAGGTCTCTACTATTTTAGGAGCAGCCTTTTGTATCAGAGTTACTTCCCTTTCTACACCCTGAACTACTACCTTGAGGACCTGCTCTTTTAAGGTCTGTTCTGTATTTACTGCTTTCGGTTTTACACGAATGGTAACAGTACCAGTTCCTGATAGTGAAGATATTTCAAAATCTACTGCCATTATATAATCCTCCTTATTTCTTTTCTAACTTCATTACGTATTTCCTTTTGTAAGGCAGCTTTTCCACCAGCAGCCTTAAATGCAGGAGCCCAGAGAGGACGAGGTGGTAAATTACCATCTCTACTACCATACTCTAACATGATAGCTATCTGATTCAAAGTTTTTCTTGAAGTCTTACCAGTATAAGTAATCTTCTTGATTCCAATTGGTAAACCAACGAAAGTTCTTTTCTTACCCTTTACTAAAGTAACTGACCTGGCATATTGTCCAGTAAGATTTAGCATGGTATGGTCCCCATACTTCTTTATGGTACCAGGAGCATGTGGTGGCCAAGATACTCCGGAACCTCTTGGAGGTACACCAGTATTCAAACTTCGTCTTACTATACGAAGAAGTTGATTGCCAAACTTTTCTGTACCTTTCGCATAACCCTTAATTAAGATACTTGGAGTTTTGGCAATCAACCTTTCTGCACGAGCTTGTTCTCGTTTATCTACGTATATTTCTAGAGGACCAATTGGAGTCGATAGTGTAATATTAACCGACTTACTTGGCATAATTCTTATTATTGTTTAGGTTTATCTAATCCCAATTCTTGAGCAATCCTTAATAAAAGGGTTTCTTGGTTAGTTAACCTCTCATTCATGGATAACTTAAATTCTTCGAAATCTGGAGCAGGATTACGAGGTGATTCTGAACGATTATTAATTAAACCAAGAATATTATCGCATTCAGAAACAACTGCCTCAAATTTGGCTTTGTTATTTAAAATATTTAAAGCATTCTGTTTCTGCATTGATACCTCATTAATGATATTATCGAGATTGGTCGTATAATAGGTACCATTATAAATACCTTCATTTACATTAGTTGGTAAATAAATGGTAATTTGAGATATTGAATCTTGTATCACTAATTCGATACTGTTAACAAAACCTTCTTTACCATTTGAGGCCATTGGTTTACTTTCGCCAACTTTTAAAACTCTTGCTTGGTCAAAGATTGGATAACCAGACCGACGATCTTTCTCTAAGGTGAAAATCATATCACCCTTTTGTACTTTCTGAAAAATCAATTCTTCCATAATCATTTTCTATTTATTAAGTTTAAACCGAATGATACTGCACCTGGATTCTTCTGCATGAAGTCTACCAGTTTTAGAAATTGATAGTATCCCCAAATTGATTAATGAGTACCTGAGCTTTGTTTGCTACTTCTTGAGCAACCTCTATATTTGGAGCAGGTAATGCTAGTTGTATCTTAAATTCTGTGAGTTGTTCTTGTTGTTCCATAATTCCTTAGTTAATGTGTTAAAACGAAAAAAGGAGTACACCTAAAATAGATGCACTCCTTTTTAGTCATCCCGGCAAATTAAAAATTACCGAACCGGTGTAGTTGTACCTTTTAAGGCAGCCACAACTTGATTGATAATGTTCTGGTCTCTCTGAGCATCTACTACTCGATTAAGGCGGGCAATCTCCTGGTCTTTTGCAGTATTCTCGATGAGACACTTGATTTCCTGTTGGCCATTCTTGAGGTCACAGCAGCAACGTCTTTTGCTACACCATTGACTTCTTGAGTAACTCCACGAGCTGCATCAGAGATATCTTTGTAGATACCAGCCTTTGCTTCCTGAACCGTAGCTTCTACTTTCTGAATATCAGCTTTTGTGTCATTGATTTTGTCCCATACGGAAACTGCAGCAGCACCAAAGCCACCACCTACCAATGCACCACCAACGGCTCCCCATCCAGAGCCCCATCCTGAATGATCTCTACATCCGCAACCATCGTTCGTTACAGCCTCTGTCCGCGATTACAACGCCATCGCCGGCACCTTTTACTTCTACTCCCATAATTGTAAGGTTTTAAAGATTAATACTTAGGTTAATTATACATTAAATACAGAATAGTGTTGTATTTTTATTACCCCAAATTAAATACGTATTCATAGGTAATCACTGCAGCATTCTGAGTTATGTTGACTGTAAGCTCCCAACCGTCATCATCGTTTTCTG